GAGAGGTGAAGATAAAGACTTTCAATATCTAATTGATAGATGGAAGGAACAAGGTATCTATGAAGATATTTTAAACGGTACTATCCATATTATTTGGACTGGTGGTGAACCTACAATTAAAGGACATCAAGAAGCTATCCATAACTTTACCAGCTACTGGTATAATAAGTCATTTTTGGCTATGGAATTATTTAAACCATACTATGAAATAGAAACAAATGGCACAATAGTAATCGATGATAGACTATGGGGTTCATTAGACCAAATCAACTGCTCACCAAAGCTATCTAACTCAGGTATGACTGAGAAACAACGCATTAACCCAGACGCGATTAAGCGCATAATGGAACATTCCAATTACACTTTTAAATTTGTTATTAGCAATGAAGAAGATATTAAAGAATTATTCCGTGACTTTGTCGTACCATTTAGCATACCTCTTACCAACGTGGTTTGTATGCCGGGACTAGATAGTCAAACTGACTTTCATGAGCGTACTCAATTCGTATTAGAGATGGCTAAGAAGTATAGATTTAGAGGCTTAACAAGATTACATATATCCGCTTGGGATAAAACATTAAACGTATAATATGAAGCTGTATAAAATATTTGTAAGACGTAAGACAGGAGAAGATTATGGATATATGTACGCTATGTCTGATAGTATCTTAGAAGCAAAACGACTACTTAAGTATAATTTTGGATGGATAGGTAGTTTTGGAGATTGGGATGAACTTGAATACATTAAAAAGTAAAATTATAATATGGAAAGAATTAAGTGGTCAAATAATAATTTTGATGATAATAAAATTTTTAGATTAGAAAATTTTAATTTTTTTAATCCACCTAATTTTATTGGAACCACACACCTAGTTAATGAAAATAACTACTCCGTTTTATCTCATTATTCAGATAAATACATTATAACAAAATTAGATAACTATACACTACTCAAAAATTGTTGCTTACATAAAAATGCTAAACTTGTAGAATCAACTGATAAAGTTAGAAAAAATATTTTTATATGTCCTATACATTTCTGGACCTATAACTTCAAAGGTGAGTTAATTAATGCTCCGCTTTCTAATTTAGACTGTAAAAAAAGTAAATTAAATATAACTCTTTCTCCAGAACTGTTTAACCTAAATGGTTTTCTTTTTAGTAATGAATCTTTATTTAATGAAATAAAAAATTCTAAATTTTTATCAAATATAGATCTTACTCAATATTCAATTTTTAAAACAGAAAAAGAAATCTATAAAGGTAATTGGAAAGAATATGGAATAGTGTATAATGATACTAATCATGTTAGAATTTTCCATCCTGAAATGGGGACAATACTTGATATAGACTCTACAGAACTAGAAGAAGGAGTTGATTATAGTACTCATAGGCATAGATTTAAACCAGATTGGAGAATAAAGCCCGAAAATAATTTTACTCAATTTTTTAAATTATTAGAAAAACAAAATATTAATTTAAAAGATAAAGATAAAGATAATTATGCTGTCACATTTGTAACAATATATCCAAATGTATTTATAGATTTTTGGGCTGGATTTGTTTGGATTGAAATAGTAAATCCAATTAATGAAGGTGAGTATGAAGTACATGCTATTGGGCTTTGTAAAAATGTATTAATAGATAATATAGAGTTATTAGATCTTTTTTCTAAGGCATATGATAGAGTAGGATCAGAAGATAGAGAAATACTAGACAGGATACATCATGGTAGAAAAAATTTACAAAATAAAGATAATGAATATACAGAACTCATTACTAACTCAGCTGAAAATAGTATAATTTCTTATATAGAGTGGATTCATAAAAAAGGAAAAGATTTTTATAACGGGACATTTCAAGTAGACACAATAAGTTAATAAAATAAAATAATATGACAGTAAACATAACACCAGAAAACATGTATGCCTTTATAACTTGTTTATTGCTAGTTCTTCAAGTATGGCAATATAGACAGTTAGACAAGACAAGAAAAGAAGTAGATAAAATATGGGATCAAATTTCTACATTTAATACTATGGTTGCTTTAAAACTTTTGGAAACCCAAAAAGAAATAACTAATTTAAAAGAAAATAAAAAAGATTAATTATGGATTTATTAGAAAAATCAAATGGTAATTTAGCTCGCACACCAGAAGAAGTAGAGCAAATGATTGATAAAGCTGCTATAGCGTATGGTCAATTTCTTAACGCTGTAGGATTTGATTATACAGCTGATAGACAAACAATAGATACACCACGTCGTGTTGCTAAAGCATGGCTTAAAGATCTAATTGTAGGTTCAGTAACAAACGAACCAAACATCACTACATTCCCTAATGATGAAGGATATGATGGATTAGTAATTCAATCCGGTATTCCTATCACTAGTATGTGTGCACACCATAATCTAGCATTTACTGGATTTGCTACAGTAGCATATGTACCTGGTAAAATGGTAATTGGATTGAGTAAATTAAATCGTATTGTTGAATGGTTCGCTCGCAGACCACAAATGCAAGAATCATTAACACAACAAATCCACGATTACATTTCCCAAAAAATGAATTGCGAATCAGTAGCGGTAAGTATCGCTTGTAAACATACATGCTGCTCACATAGAGGTATTAAACATCCATCTGTAATGTCAACAAACAAATTCAGTGGTGTGTTTATGGAAAAAGATAACTTAATTAGAGAAGAATTATTATCAGCAATCGAAATGAACGGAACTAAATTTTAATATATGCAACCAAAAGAATCTAAATCAAACAAACACTTCTATACCAGTATAGCTAAATCAATATTAAGGATATTCGGATGTGGGTATCTAGTATATGGCGATGTTGCCGGAGCAGGAATAATATTAATACTTGCTGAAATACTTGGAATAGCAGAAGAATTTTAATACATTTAAAATAAAAACATGTTAAACGCACAACAAATATTAAACGAAGGTCTACTAAAATTAGAACACACCCACGGCAAACCAGCTCAAGTTGGTTACGATCTTACACTTAAACAAGTGAATGAAATTGGAGTTAAAAGTAATCATACTTCATCACTTAAAATTGGTAAAGTATTAAAACACAAAACTGAATTAACTAATTACGCACCATATGCTTTAATTAATTTAGATGGTGTTGGTGGATGGTTATTATATGAAGGTGTATATGATATTACATTTAATGAAGGATGTAAACTACCAGACAATAGAGTAGCATTTATTAAACAACGCTCATCATTGTATCGTAACGGAACTATCATTAATAGTCCAGTATTTGATCCAGGTTTTGAAACTGAGTTTATGGGTACATTAATGTATGTTCATAAAACAATATTCATTGAAGAAAACGCTAGAGTAGCACAGATTTATTTTCACGAATGTCAATCCGCGGAAATGTATAACGGACAATGGCAAGGTGACAAACAACGAACACAACAATAAAAACCCTTCCCACCAAGAATAATGGCTCCTCATTTGAGGGGTCATTTACTTTGTATATTTATATACATGACATCAGGAAAATATCCAATATTTAACAGGAGTAAAAATCCATTTAATAAAAATACTCGAACACCTCCACCTACTACTAAAAAAAGTAGTGAAATGTTTGATGAAAATTATAATGGTATAATTACAACTGCTAAAACATATGTCACAGATTACTATGAAACAGTTAATGATTTGGGATATTATGATATAGAAAACGAAAGTACTTATTATCAAGATTTATCTGATACTTCAAACATATTCCATGTTAACTATATTCAAGATATACAAAATGATTTAAATAAATAAATATGGCTTTAGTTAAACGGTTAGTAAAAGGAAGTCCATTAACATTTGCTGAAGGAGATGCTAATTTAGATTATCTAGAAAGTTTAGCGCGCAGTTCATCAGCTTTTAATAATTGGACTGGATCTAATACTTCACAATTTAGTGGAACCTCAAGTTATGCTACAACAGCATCTTATATTAATCCAACCTTTATATCAGCATCAGCTGCCGCATCTGGATTTGGTTCGGGTGGAGGAGGTAGTACAAGTGGATTATTATCTACAGCATCATTTAACAATTATACAGGATCCGCGACATCACAATTTGCAGGCACATCATCTTTTGCTACAACAGCATCATATGCTTTAAATGGTGGAGGTGGAACAGCAGTATTATCATCATCTTTACTAACAAATATAACTGTAGGTGGATTAACATCGGGGACATCATATACTATAGGTACTACTTTAGAAAGTATATTTAGAACAATGCTTGTAACTTATATAGCACCTACCATATCTGCATTTACATTAAAAAATGGAGCAAGCACTGTGTTTTTTAGTACAGACTATGTTGAAGTAAGTAGTTCACTTACATTTAATACAGCTTCATTTACAGCAACTGCTGATAATCCAAATGGAAGATTTGCTTATAGCGCTAGTTTTACAGCATCCGGGGCAAATACAGGAGATTTTAATTATTATTTTGGAAATAATGTATTAGGAACAAGTAATAATTTAGGACTAGGATCAAGTAGAGTAGTAAATAAATCATCTGATGGTATTGTAACATTTACATTAAACACAAGAAACCCACAAACAAATGCTGTAATATCTAGCGCTGCTAATTTAATTTATGTTTATCCTTATTTTTATGGGATGTCTGCTACTAACTATTCATCATCAGGTGATTTAGTAAATGATGGAAATATAACAAAATTAATAACAGGACAAAACAGTCAAACTTTACTAATTACAGGAAGTAATCAATTTATCCATTTTGCATATCCATCTAGTTATGGAAATTTGACTTCTATAAAAGATGGAAATGATTTTGATGTGACAACTGCTTTTACTAAATATACAAGAACTCAAAATGGAGCGTCTGGATATTGGACTGGAGTATCTTATAACATCTATATATCAGAAAAAACATCAGTAAATCCGTCACAAAATTATAAATTTAATTATTAATAAAAATGGGAATAGGAATTATAACTAATTTTGATGTAAATGCATCTAAAAATATAGATTCTAGATTAGGTCCATATGTAGATATAGCGCAAGCAACTGGATCAATAAATCCACTATCTAGATATATTGGGATGACTGTTATTATTACTGGTAGTGGAGCTCCTGTAGAATATTGGTTTAACCCAACCACTGCTAATACAGACTTAGTATTAAAAAGTGGAGGAGGAAGTGTAACAGGCGGAGCATCAAATTATATAGCTGTTTGGTCAGGATCTACAGCGCTAACAACAGGTAGCTTATATAATGATACTAATGGAGTAGGTATAAACAATACAAGTCCAAGCTATTCATTAGATATTAATGGAGGTCTTAGAGTAACTGGCTCATCTGGATTAATATATCATCAAAATCATAAACACGGAGCAATAAATACAACCAGCGTAACATCGGGTAGTTCAGTTACACTTCTTGAATTTGGTTATAATAATAATAATTATCCTCCATATTATAGAGGATTATTTTTTGATTATGAAATAGAAGTAATTTATAACAGTGATATGAAAGCATCTCGAAGTGGAACACTAAAAGCTACTATATTTTATAAATCTCTTGGAAATGCACTAACCGCAATACAAACTACAGAAAATTCAACACCTGAATATCATTATGCTACAAGTGATCAATATATAGGAACAGAAAATATAGTGCTATCAGTAACAAATACTAATAACCAAATACAATTAGTTTGTAGTAATAGAATTAATGATAATCAATATTCTTCTACTATAAGAGGAGAATGGAAATTATTATCAACTATATAAAAATAAAATTTATATGCCAACAGGAGCAAATACACACCTAGCACCAACTAATATTATAAATTCAGTAAAAGGCTGGAATACAAGACATATATACAATTATTACGGAACTACTAACTACATAGATTTTAATTATACTTCTGTAGTATCATCAGATTATAGCCAAAATCTATTCCAGGCAATTGAAACTTATGAAACTTCACAATCACTTACTCTATATAAAGGTGGATATACATTCCCTCCAAGATATTTCCAATCAGGAAAAGATTTAAGAATAAAAGCTTTACTATTTGCCGATACTGATACATATACTTCCTCGCTATTTCATGTAAATGTTGGAATTGATAATACAGAATCAGGTTCTATATTGATAGGAGAATCTAATGATGGTTATTCACATATATTTGGAGCAAATGTTACAAGATCAGCCTATTTAGATATTGAAATAGTATGTAGAGGAATTGAAACACAAGATAAACCTTCAAGACTACGTATGATGGCCTCTGGTTATGTTAGATATAATACAATTAGAGGTAGTAATAACGACCCAAATAACGATGTCTATCTTATCCCAATAACACCAGTCTCAAATATATTACCTACAGTGGATAGTGATGTAGAATCCCCTGTTGAAAATACACTAAATTTAAATTTTAGTGGATCTGTTGGTATGAAACTTATAAGTGTAATAAACTTATCAATAGAAGAATTAGAATAATATATCATGATATAATTAGATTTGGTTACCTTTTATCTTTTGTATATATTTATATAATATAAATAACGCAATATGGAAGGATTTAATCCAAAACAACAATCACAAGGTTTAGGTGATACAATTGCTAAAGTAACAAATTTTTTTGGTATCGATAAAGTTGCTGAAGCTATTGCTAAAATAGCAGGAGCTGATGGTTGCGGTTGTGATGAACGTAGAGAAGCATTAAATGCTTTATTTCCTTATAAAGAAAAAGTTCGTAAATTTAAAGTACTAAAACAATTCCGATGGGAAGAAGATCAATACTTTGAAGGACAAGAAGTATCTGTTAATAGCGAACATCCATTATTTAACGGTATCTTAGCTTTAGCTACAGATGAAGTAATTGAAGAAATATGAGATTAGATAAATACTTTAAACTTAAAAACGATTTAGAAACATTTAATTTTGAGAAGAATTTTAGCTCATTAAGTAAGACGCTTTATTACTTTTCATTTTTAGGTAATATATTTTTAATTTTATTTAGTTATTTCTTTATTAAAGATGTAACAAATAGTATTCCTACTTTATTTACAGGACAAGGAGTATTTTTTTCAATATTCATAATTCTGTTTATGACTGGATATGAATTATTTAAACGATTCTCATTCCAGCAACTTACAGGTACAATACTGCGTTTAAGAAAAATTACTACTAATATAGTCTTAGGAATATTAGTGTCATTAATGTTAGTGACTGGTTCTTTTTATTTAAGTTTAAATGGAGCTCATAGATTGATTGATACTAAAGATATAGTTCAAACAACTATAGATTCATCTATGAATACTCAAACTGATTCATTAGTTAAATACTATGATAAAGAAATATTATTTTATAGATCCCAACCTGCTAAGACTAAAGCGGACAGACAATATAGAGATTCAATTGTAGGTGTTTTACAAAAGACTAAAGATGAAAAAATACAATTAGTTGAATCTAAAATATCAAATAAATCAACTGATAAATTAAACAAGATACAAGAAAATAGTACTGCGTTTGCTATAATGGTATTTTTCTTAGAATTAATTATATTAATAGGAGTAGCATTTGATGCTTATTATGTTTGGACTTCATATGATGAAATGAAGCAAATATTAACAACTCCAAAATATAAACAATTAGAAATAAATTTACGTTTATTAAAATTGTTTTATCAAAACGGAAGAAAAAAAGAACAAGACTTAACTATATCTAAATCTAAAATGATAGCATTAGCCAATGCTTCTAAAATTTCTGCTAATCAAAAAGAAATAAGTGATTTTTTAGCTTTATGTTCTGAACTTGAAATTACTTCAGGTACTAGAAGAAAGAAAGTATATAATATGAATTATGAAAAAGCTAAAGGATTAATAGAAAACTACGAGATTTAAGTTTGCCTACCTAAAATAAGCTTGTTATATTTAAAATATGTATCAAGTACTTCATTACGACTTTAGAACTAAAACATGTCATCTAAGAGATGATAAACAAGGATGGTTATCATTTGAATATACTCCTACTTATTATAAGTTAGATCCTAATGGCAAATATGAAACATTAGATGGTAAACGAGTATCACCTACTTACACTTGTGATAAAAATGACCCACTAACATATTATGAAATAGATATACCTATGGAAACTAGGGTATTAGTAGATGCTTATAAAGATCTAGATGATGCTCCTGCTTATCATAATACATTATTTTTAGATATTGAGTGTGAAATTGGAGGAGCATTAACAACTGAATATATTAAATCAGCTCCAATGAAAATAACATCTATAGCCTTATATGATGTTACTCTTAAAAAATACTACTGTCTAGTCTTAGACGAAAAAAAACAATTAAAATATACTGTTGAAGATGATAAATATATTATACCATGTGATGATGAATATGATTTATTAACTCAATTTATTCATTTATGGCAAGAAGCAGATCCAACTATTGTCACTGGTTGGAATAGTGAATTTTTTGATATGCCTTATCTTTATCATAGGATTTGTAAGGTGTTAGGTGACAAAGAAGCTAAAAAATTATCTCCGTTAGGTATTGTTTCTGTTAAAGATTTTTTTAATAAAAAAACTCAAACTGATGAATCTGTGATTAATATCGCTGGAGTTAATCATCTTGACTATATGTTACTTCATAAGAAGTATATTATGAAACAAGAACCATCTTATAAATTAGGTGATATAGGAGAAAAATATGTTAAGTTAGGTAAAGTAGAATATGAGGGATCACTTGATAAATTGTTTAGAGATGATGTAAATAAATTTATAGAGTATAATTTACGTGACGTTGAAATTCTAATTAAACTAGATGAAAAATTACAATTCATAGTTTTAACAGTTAACTTATGCCATTTATGTCATGTACCATATGAAAACATATATTACTCAACATCATTAAATGAAGGTGCTATATTAACTTATCTAAAACGAAAAGATATAGTTTCACCTAATAAACCAACTACTTATAATCCAGCATTAAAAGAAGGTAATGAAGAATATGCTGGTGGTTATCTTAAAGATCCAGAACCAGGTTTATATGAATGGGTAAGTGATTTAGATTTCACTTCACTATATCCATCTATTATTCGTAATTTGAATATGGGTATTGAAACATTAATTGGTAGAATACAAAATAGAGACAAATATGATAATCAATGGGGTTTAGGTGATTTAAAGAAAATGGATGATGAAGAAGAAATACCTATTGAAAAAGTTACACAAGATAAAAGAGTTAAATTAACCTATATAAAGGTTAAGGATATGATTAGTATGATTGAAAAAAATAAATTAATTATATCAGCTAATGGAACATTGTTTAGAAGAGATAAGTCAAGTATTGTAGTGGAAATATTAAACGATTGGTTTGATAAAAGAAAACAATATAAAGATTTAATGAAGAAAGCATATAAGTCAGGTGATACAGCAATGGGTGAGCATTATAATCGTTTACAACATACTTTTAAAATTAAATTAAATGACGTTTATGGAGTATTCGCTCAAAACGGGTGGAGATATAGTGACGGTAATTTATTTATAAGTAAAGCAATTACACTTACTGGTCAACGTTTAGATCAGGAGTCAATTAATTTTGTTAATAAAGAAATTAGTACTGAATTAGGAGTAGAAAGAGATTATGTAATCACTGCGGATACAGATAGTTTATTCTTTGAATTAAAAGATCTAATTTTAAAACGTAAACCAGATATTAATATTAATAATAGAGAAGAAGTAGTACCTATCGCACTTGAAATAACTAAAGAATATCAAGATAAAACAAAACCATTCTTACAAAATCTATGTAATGATTTATTTAATATTGATAATGAGTATTTTGAATTAAAACAAGAGGTTGTACTTGAGAGAGGCTATTTCGCAGGTAAAAGAAGATACGCTCAATTCATTGTTAATAAAGAAGGTGTACCAACTGAAGAACTAGATATTAAAGGAATGGATGTAATGAAATCAAACATGAATCCAATGTATAGGAAGTTTGGTGAAGGTATTTTATTAGACATCATGTATGGTAAATCTAAAAAAGATATTGATAAAAAAATTATTGACTTTAAGAGATCACTAGATACAGTACCTATCAAAAATATAGCCAAACCAACTGGTGTTAAAAATATAAGAAAATATATTGCTTCACCTCCACAATCAGGTTCAATATTTTCTAAATTAGAATTAAAATGTCCTATTAATACTAAAGCAGCAATATGGTATAATGATTTATTACGCTTTAAGAAAATGGATAAACAATATTCATGTTTTACTGAGGGTGATAAAATGTATTATGTACAATTAAAAGACAATCCATATAAAATTGAAGTATTAGGATTCACAGGTAACGATCCAGAATTCATAACTGAGTTTATTAATAAATTTATTGATAAAGATGCTGGGTTTGATTCTACACTATTGAATAAATTACAAGGTATTTATGAAGATTTGAAATGGTCATTTCCGAGTTTAAATCCATTCGCTAATAAATTCTTTTCATTTTAACCGAAATAAAGATTATATATTTAAGTTATGAATATAATATATGGAATAATATGGGGTGTGTTAGCTCAAATAGCTACATTTATGCAGTTGCAAGGTCAACTTAAATTTGAATGGATGAAACAACATACATGGGCTGTTGTATTAATGGGTATTCCTATTTCATTTATGTTTATGCAATCAGTAAAGAATTTTGTATTAGCATTTGGAGGTGAAATATGGCCATCACGTTTACTTGGTTTTGGTATTGGAGTCATTATATTTACTATAATGTCTGAATTAATGTTTAAGGAACCATTTACATTAAAAACAGGTATATGTTTATTTTTAGGGCTATTAATTATTTTAACACAATTATTTTGGAAATAATATGAATAAAAACACATTAACATCAGTTATTGATAAGTACTATTTAAACGGTATAGTAGAGTCAGTTAAATGGGATATTAAAGATAAAGCAATAACAGTTGACTTTATTACACCATTTAAAAATTTAGTTGGTAAAGTAACTAGTCCTAATTTTGATCTAGATGATAGCGAAATAGGAATATATAATACTAGTCAATTTTATAAATTAATTAAGATAATGAATAATACAATTATCTTAAACTTAAATAAAAGTGATAGAGGCACTCCACTTGAGCTAACATTAGCTGATAATCAATATGATTTGAATTATTATCTATCAGATTTAAATTTAATAGAAACAGTACCTACAATTAATGAGCCTATTAATTATGATGTTACATTATCTGTTTCAAATGAATTTATAAGCAAATTTATTAACGCTAAAAAAGCATTAGGTGATATTAAACAATTTACTATTAAAGCAGAAAAAGTAGATGATGAAATGAGTTTATTAATCACTATTGGTGATGGTAATGGATACGCTAATAAGATTAAATTTAGAAACCCATGTGAAGCTATTATTGGCTTAGGAGAAATACCATTTCCTGTAGATGTAATGACTGAAGTATTAAAAGCTAATGAAGACGCAACTGATGGTACTATAGAGATTAGTAATGAAGGATTAATGAAATTAACATTTAAAGAAGATTCTATAGAATCTATTTATTATCTTGTTCGTCTTTCAACAAACTAATATATTTATATATATAAAAATGAGATGACACGGTAGGTCTCTCAGTTACAAATAATAATTAACCGCTACCTTAGGGGGCACAAAACTAAAACAAAATGACACAATTACAAACGTGGGCAATGGACCCATTTGACATCGTTTGGAAAAACTTTATGAATTCCAATTCGACATTTAGCACACTACAAGAAAAAATCAACTACCCAGTTGATATTTATGAAACAGAAAACGGGTTACGATTTGAATTAGCCGTAGTAGGTCTTACAGAAACAGATCTCGATATCCAAACCGACGGTGATACACTAAGAATTAAACACGACAGATCAGACCAAGAACCACCTCTTGACACTTACTATCAAAAAGGAATAGCTAGACGTTCATTTGATTTAGCTTGGAAAATCTCATCTAAACTTAATTTAAATAAACTAGAAGCCACATTAGATAAAGGTCTATTAATTATTGATGTTCCTTACGCTGCTGAAAAAGCACCTAAGAAAATCGAAATTAAATCAATCAATAAACAAATCCTAAAAGGATAATTTAAAAAGAGACCTACCGTTAATTTTAGTTATGATTACTAAACAACTTATTAATTTTAATAATAATCAATTTATTTTAAAGTACCGTATTCCAGATGATCCAAAATATACTAATGAAAAACTAGATGTATTAAATATACTTTATAGTTCAAATAAAGTGTTAAGAAAAGATGGTTTTTTATGGTTTTTAGAACAAATTGAAGATGTTGAAGTAATAACTTGGCTGCCGAAAGAAAATTAATTACATTTAAAATAAAACATATGAGTAAATTAATTCCACAAAATGGAAATGTTATCATCAAGCCTATAGAAGAGCAAGAGCAAACTATCGGCAACATTGTCATCCCAGACATGGGAAAAGAAAGACCTGAAATAGGAGAAGTAATTGCTACCAGCGATACTTTCAATTGGAGCAAAGGAGAATTTCTTCCAAGTGCCTTATTACCAGGACAAAAAGTACTTATTCCTAAAATGGGATCAGTTAAAATATCAGTAGATGGAGAAGATTATTTTATAACCAAAGAAACAGAAATATTAGCAGTTTATGAGTAAAATTATTGTATATAACACAGACGCAAGACAAAAACTAGCTGACGGGATTGAAAAATTATCCAAAGCAGTAGTTACAACATTAGGCCCATTCGGTAGAAATGTTATAATTGAAAAAGAAAATGAATTACCACAATCTACAAAAGACGGAGTTACAGTTGCTAAGTCAATTCAACTTAAAGATCCAATTGAAAATATTGGAGCAGAAATTGTTAAGCAAGCAGCGATACGCTCAGCCAACACTGCAGGTGATGGAACTACTACTACTACTTTGTTAGCCAATGAAATGGTTCAAGAAGGATTAAGTAAAATTAGATCTGGAGCCAACGCAGTTGAAATTAAAAAAGGTATTGATAAAGCAGTTAAACAAGTAACTGAAGCTTTAAAATCAAATAGTAAAGATATTTCATCAGAAGAACAATTAAAACAAGTAGCTGCAATTTCATCTAATAATGATGACTTCACAGGTAATCTAATCGCTACCGCTTTAGAAAAAGTAGGTCGTGATGGAGTAGTAGCTATTGAAGAAAGTAAAACAGGTGAAACAACACTTGAGGTAGTTGAAGGTATTCAGTTTGATAGAGGATATAAATCACCTTACTTTGTTACTAATAATAACACAATGGAAGCAGTGGTTGACAACCCATATATTTTAATTTATGATGGTCGTATCACAACAGCAGCTGAATTATTAAATGTACTTCAAAAAGTAAATAGTGAAAATAAATCATTATTGATTGTAGCTGAAGATATTGATGGTGAAGCATTAGCAACACTTATTGTTAATAAAATGAGAGGTATTGTTAAAGTAGTAGCTGTTAAAGCTCCTGATTATGGTGAACGTAGAACATTATTATTAGAAGATTTAGCTATTGTTACTGGTGGTCAAGTCATTAGTAAAGAAAAAGGATTAAAACTAGACAAACTAAATGTATCTCAATTATCAACTTATTTAGGTAAAGCAAGAACAGTTAATGTATCTAAAGATAAAACAACTGTTGTTGATGGTAAAGGAACAGAAGAAGATATTAGTGCTAGAGCGGAAGAAATTAAAACACAAATTGATACTGCTCAATCAATGTTCGAGAAAGAAAAATTACAAGAACGTTTAGGTAAATTAGTAGGTGGAGTTGCTATCATCAATGTAGGTGGTAATAATGAAATTGAGTTAAAAGAATATAAAGATAGAGTTGAAGATGCTTTATTCGCTACTCGCGCTGCGGTTGAAGAAGGAGTATTACCAGGTGGAGGAGCAGCATTATTATATGCTAGAGAAGCTATCACTTATAGTAAAGATGAAAGTGATGATATTATTGTAGGTAAGAAAATTGTCTACTCAGCTTTATCATCTCCATTCACTACTATTTTAGAAAACGCTGGTTATACCAATTCAACTTATTATTTATATGAACTAGGTAAAGACGCTTTATCCAACACTTGGAACGGATATGATCTAAAATCTGAAACAATAGTTGATATGCTTAAAGCAGGTATTTTAGATCCAACTAAAGTAACGCGTTTAGCGGTTGAAAACGCAGCAGCAGTTGCTGGCACAGTATTAACAACAGAAACAGTTATTCATGACGAACCATCTGAAACTAAAAAAGATGAAGGAATGAACATGATGAATGGAATGATGTAATTTTTTGACCTAAAATATCTTTATATATTTATTATATAATAATTAATTAAAAACAAAAATAAAAAAAAATGAACAAATTTATCGCAATTGTAGCTCTTGTAGCTCTAGCATCATGTGGTGGAAGTACAACTACAGAAACAACAACAACAGATTCAATAACAGTTAAAGCCGATACATCAGCTGTAGTTGATTCTACTAAAGCTGCTGATACAGTAAAAATCAAAATCGCTAAGTAATTAGCTCACAGAAGTGGCGGAATCGGTTATATATCTAGTAATAAACCAGCGTTAGACGTATACCATAGTAATATGGTAGGGAATTAGAGTAATCTTCCCGTGTGAGTGCGAGTCTCACCTTCTGTACAATTTAGTTCTTTAATTTACGGGGATGACTTGGTATTTGATCCGGATGATAAGGATAATATCACACGCAGAGGTATGGTTCTATTCCTCTTTAATCACTGAACAAAACTATAAACGACAACAAAATCGCTCGTCAAGAAGAAGGTGCCTCTATTATCAACATGGCTTTTGCTAATGTAGCTATGGCTGCCTAGGATCTACGGATCTTTTCTTTCCCTGGCAACTTGGGTGAAACAGTAAGTTGTGAATTGAGTTTTCTTAGTTGAACCAGCTAATCAATTGAGTGGTGGAGCGGCCGAAAGGTCCCAATAACTTACGGTGCAGTAGAAATACAGTACTAAGCGTGTGAGACGTTGGTATTATTGTTACTTTCGGAGACCCGGGTTCAAGTTGGACCTCCTTACTAGGAATGGTAAGGTAATAAAGTGGGTGAATTCGGTGAAAGCAGCAGCTAATACCGAGCCAAGCTAAGAGTACACTCTTAGAAGGTGTAGAGACTACCTGAGTAGTAAAGACTACTTAATAACAGGCAAGAGCGCCCACCAGTCAGAACGGCTGATGAGATAGTCCATAAATGCGACTCCCGGCATCTCCACAAGTTCCTATCGTCTCCCCAAATTTTCATATATTTATTGGAAACAATAATTATATGAAAACGGGAACGAAGGAATATTATTCTGAATATTATCGAGATAATAAGGAAAAGCATAAAGCTAGAATGAAAGATTATAGACAGGATAATGAAAAAATACAACTTTATGAGGCAGAGTATCATAAACAGAAATATCAAAAAATAAAAACAGAAACCGATATTAATGTTTTAAGAGAAAAATGGAACCAACAATCAAAAATTAAAAATAAACAACGAAGAGAATTTATTAATGAATATAAATCTAAATGTTGTTGTAGTAAATGTGGAGAAAATAGACCATATATTTTAGATTTCCACCACATTGATCCATCTCAAAAATCATTTGATTTAGGTGATGCTACTAAACACAGTGTTGATAAACTTAAATTAGAATTAGAAAAATGTATCACGTTATGTCGTAATTGTCATAGTGAATTTCATTACTTTGAAAAAGAACAAGGTATTACACTTAATGAATATTTAAATACAGTGGCGTAGAGCAGTGGTAGCTCACTAGGCTCATAACCTAGGGGTCGTTGGTTCAATTCCAACCGCCGCAACTATTAAGCAATCAGAAATGGTTGCTTTTTTTATTGTTTATTTTATATTTATATGTGAACAATAAAATTTAAATATATGAAATTCTCATGGAAGGGTTATTGGTCACCAACACCAAAAAGTATTAGAAAAATAGCTGACTCTATATTAGCAGGGGCTACTTTAGCGTCAACATTTGCTGTGATGAATGATTATCCTAAATTAGCAACTTGGATAATGGTTATATCTGTGGTAGCAAAAGTGTTATCAAATTTTTTCACAGATGATCCAGTTGACCAATAACAATTATATTTTTGACCTTAACTAATAATTTATATTTAGTTATATGGAAAAAAATAACCCACCACCAGTTTATCCAAAAACAGATCCAGAGTATAAAAAACGGGTCATGGAAGCGCTTTATAAAAAAGTAAGAGAAACAAATTGGAGTTATGATGAAAATGGATATCAAGGTAAACCACGAGGTAGAAAAGCTAAAGTAATTACTCGTGCGGAAACAAAACCTAGAACTAAATCAGAAGAACAAGCATTAACAAATAAATTTTTTAATTTCAATAAATAAAAGTTATGAATATAGTTTACGACATTAACTCAGACACAGGTGTGATGAGACTAAAATTTAAAAAAGATTGTCTTAATCCATTAGGCAATAAAAAAGAAATTTTTGAAAAGTATATTTTACCAATGTTAGCAATGAATGATAAATTCTTACTAACTGGTAGTTTATCTTTAAAATTATTAGGTTTTGAACCTATAGATGAAATAGGTGATTTTGATCTTGGGTTGCTATCTAAATTCACAGAAGATGATTATCATAATCTTAAAAGTTTCTTTAACTTACATGATAATATAAATGATAATCATTATAAGGATGTTCCTGATAAACCATTTAAATTTGATGAAGATGCTCATTTATGGCAATTCTCAAAAGCATGGTCTGAATCAACTGATGATCCAGATATAGGTAAAGCTATGTTTTTTAAACTAGATATTTTTAATGATGAGATTATTCGTAAACGAGATGTACTCACAATATATTATGATGATTTTCCAATTAAGTTAGTACATCCAAGTATAACATTAAGTTATAGAATGAGATACGCTTTAGATGTTAGAGGTACTACAACATATAAATACTGGGAGAAAATGAAAGCGTTAATGGATAACGCTAAAAGTTATTATAATAATTTAAGAGTAATTTCAAGAATGAATATGCGCATCCATGAACATAATTGTAGTGTAGAAAATAATAAAGATCGATTAGCCTATATTAAAGATTTAATTCATAGAAGAGAACATAATATGGAAGAATTTTTAAAACAAGTATTTGGGGAAGATAATATATACTAATATTTATACACATGACAAAGTTAATTATTCCTGAAATAGATAAAGCGAATCATTTTATAACAGGTACAATTATATATTGCCTAGCTAGTTTATTTTTAACACCAATGGTAGCACTAGTTCCTGTAGTTATTATAGGCGCAGCTAAGGAAGTGTATGATAAGTATTCAAAAAAAGGAACACCTGACATAATAGATTTTTTATATACAGTAGCTGGTGCATTACCAGTGTTATTAACAAATATAATAAAATAATATGAAACAATTAAAATGGCTTATTGGAGCTGCCTTTGCAATAGGTATGCCTTTCCCAGTATTATTAACTGATCATCCACATGAGTGGTGGTTTGCTTTTGTAGCATTAGCTAGTGCATTTATTGGTGCTGGAATCATGTGTGGGTTTAAAGGATACGCAGTCAACCCACGTAAAATAGGGAATGCTGATGCAATGCCTGTTATTAACCAAGTTTGGATGATGTTCTTTATATCCGCTGTTGTAAATCTATTCTGGGCTAATTTGTATATAGACTAATGATCAAACTAATCAGTATATTAAAAGAGATGGCTATCTCAAATGCCTGGTCTGGAGAGAAGGAAAAATTAGGAGAGGAGACAGATGCAGTAATTAATACCGCTATGGCAATGGGAGAAAATACTCCGATACTTTGGAGAGGAACAGGAGGGGTTCCTATACCAGGTCAACGTTACTCAGTACCCCAACGAATTATGTATGTGACTCCCAGAGGGACCACAGCATTTAAAGGTGGAACTGAAAATGCAATAAAAGTGCTACAATTATTAAAAGTAAAGCATCCTGTATTTGCTCATTTTGATAGAGATTCAACAAAACTTTTTGGAACACCATGTGCACTAGTGTTTGAACAACCCTATATAATACGTCAATCACCAGTAATTAATGATATAATGGCTGATACAGAAGGAAAAACTGAACAAGAACTTCAACAAGCAGCTAAATCTTATAAAAATATAAATGATACTGGACCGGTACATGATAAAAATGAACTTATAGTTGATGTCAAAAATTACTGGGCAATACCATGTGGGTCTGAAATTAAAACATATGGCGATTTAGTTGAATTATTAGAATCATATAAAACTAAATTTACTTAAAAATAAAAATCAATGAAAAAATTAATGTTATCTGTACTACTACTAATTGTAGTACTATCCGCTCAAGCAAGAAAATTTTATGTAAGTCAATTAGGAAATGATTCTTACAGTATAACACAAGCACAGAATCCATTAACACCATGGAAAACTCTAAGTAAGATACAGAGTAATATAGCTAATGGTGACTCTGCATTGTTTGCTAGAGGTAGTAGATTTAGTGGAACATTAACATTACAAAGTAAATCAAATGTTTACTTTGGTGTATATGGAACAGGTGTAAGTCCATTATTTTGGGGAACAGGTGCTACAGTTAGTTCATTAGTAACATTAAGAGGATGTACTAATGTAAGATTTTATAGTTGGAATATATCAGATACAACTATATCATTCACTGATAGAACAGTTCAAGCTAAAATTCAAATTGTGTTTACCATTGAGAGCTCTTCTACAGGCACAGTTATTAGAAAATGTACAATGGACAGAATAGGATATGGTGTGTACATTACAGCGACATCAAGGGCACAAACTATTGATTCTTGTGATATTGGAAATTTAAGAATGATCAGAAATACACCTACATCTGTTAATCCTGATGATGATTATGGTGGAGTTCCAGTACAAATATCTAGTAGGAATAATACATTTACTAATAATTATTTACATGATTGTTGGTGTATAAGTTATGATTATGGACGTGATGGAGGTGGAGTTGAATTTTTTGAAGAAGGTGATACAATTAAAGGAAATGTTATAATGTATAATACATTCTATGATTGCAATGGAACATTTGAGTTTGGAAGTAATTCTGATGGTGTAGCTAATAATCCACAGATGAATAACATCATTGCTTACAATAAGATTATTAATAACACCACTACAGTTTATATTAATAATAATGGTCAATATAAAACTAAAGTAACTAATTTACAGTTTTATAATAATATAATGGTACAAACTGTTCCCAATCCAAATCCTGTTGGTAGTAGCGGTACTATGTTCTCTATGGCGATATCTGATGTGTCTGCAGGGATTATAATTCTTAAGAATAATATTATTCAAGTTAGCAATGGATCATCTATAACACGTAGTGGACAATTTACTGGTGTTAATTTAACCCATACAAATAATATCTATAAACTTTCTAATGGTAGTATAACAAACTTTATATTGGGGGGCACAGAAATTGCTACATCAGGTGCTATTTGGATGAGTACATTAGATATAAATCCTTTAAATTGGAATTATAATTTAATATCTACATCTCCCGCAATTAATAAAGGAGTAAATGTTGGTCTCACAAGAGATTTTAATAATAAAATTGTTAATAATCCTCCAGATCTTGGAGTATTAGAGTTTTAAGATGACCCAATTTCTTATCATATATTTAATTATATGAAAAGTAAGAAACAAAAAGATGAATCTAAAGACAGAAAATGGTTCATTGTTATGAATTCTAGTCTAGAATATTTCTCAGGATTAATGTATGGTGGTGAAACAGTATGGTGTAGTGATTTTAAAGAAGCTAAACCATTAGATGATGAGCGTAAATTTATAACATTAAAAAATATATGTTATAGTGAAGAATTAATAATGGATTATATAAAATAAGTTATGACAAACAAACACACTCTTTGGAATGAGAAATATAGACCTGACACATTAGAAGGCTATCTAGGAAATGAAACATTTATTGATAGTCTAAAACAATGGGTTGAAAATAATGATTTTCCTAATTTATTACTTTATGGACCTCCAGGTACAGGTAAAACAACGGCCGCTAAATTAGTAGTTAAAAATATCAATTGTGATTTTATTTATTTAAATTGTAGTGATGAAAATGGAATTGATACAATTAGAGACAAAGTAAAACAATTCGCTTCAGGTGCTACATTTAAACCACTTAAAGTTATTATATTAGATGAAGCTGATTTTTTAACTATAAATGCTCAAGCTGCACTTAGAAATATTATTGAGTCATTTAGTTTAACTACTAGATTTATTTTTACTTGCAATTATGTAGAACGTATTATTGATGCGTTACAATCAAGATTAACTAGTTTTCATTTAGCTGTAGCTGATATTAAGATAGTAGCTAAACATTTAGTTAGTATACTTGATGCTGAAAATGTTGAATATGATAAACATGATGTTGTTAATGTTATTAAAAAAACATATCCTGATATTAGACGAGCATTGAATTTACTTCAAGGATGTTCTATTAATGGAGATGGTAAATATAAGTTAGTAATCAAAAATATTACCAGTTCTAATTATATAGAACAAATTATCAATGAAGTTAAATCTAAAAAGAAAACATCATTTAATATAATTAGACAAATCATAGCTGATAATAATATAAATGATTTTACAGGTGTGTATAAAGAATTACATAATACTTACTCAACACCTGAAGCGACAATAATAATAGAAGAATATTTATTTCACTCAACTACCATAAGTGACAAAGAAATTTGTTTTATGGCTTGCATTTCAAAACTTTTAAATATATAATATGGAACAAGAACAAATCAATCTAAACATTAGTTTAGACAAAACACAAGAGGTTATTTGTGAAAAATGTAATCACAATGTATTTCAAGAAGGTCTTATGCTTCGTAAAGCAAGTAAATTTTTAACTGGTACTCCACAAGATGCCCTTATACCACTACCTGTTTTCTCATGTAGCGCCTGTGGGCATGTTAATGAAGAATTTTTACCTGAACCACTTAAAAATAAAGGTGAGTAATGATATTATTTGATTGGCTAAATGAGATAACATACAATAAACGTTCTTGGGACCAATTTACTAGTGAAGATAAAGATGAGTTTAATACATTTATGATTCACCGTTTCATTAGTATGAATCCAGACTATATTGATGTTGTCCATTTAATCCAACAATATCCTAATTGTCCAAAGAAAAAAATATATGAGTACTATTGTAATATTTTACCTAAAAAGAAATCATTCTTTAGATATATAAAATCATCTATAAAACATGATAACGAGTTAATTAATGAATTAGCTAAACGTTTTGAATGTAGTACTAGAGAGATAAAAGAGTATTTGACAATTATGGATAATGAACAAACTAAAAAAGAACTTAATTTAGGGCAGCCAAGTACAAATAAAAAAAGGAGAAAAAAATCATGATTACATTTATACTAGGTGCTTTAGCTGCTATAGCGGTTGGAGTTATTGTTTGGCTTGTCACAGGCATTATTAAAATGAGTAAACAAGTTAAGCAGTTAGAAAAACAAAAAGAACAGTTATGGTTGGAAATTCAAGGTCGTTGTGATTCAATTGAACGTGAATTAAATATGGTTATAGCTAAATTAAATGATCGTGTTGATACATCAATGTCATATACCGACTCACGACTTGATAAATTGATCAATCATATTGAGCATACATATGTTACGAAAAAAAATAGATTAGATAATACAATAGATTATAATAATTAACCCACTTGGCTGCCTTAATTAAGTTAACTATATTTAAATTATAAAAATAAACTTATGTCTATAGAAAAAACAAGTGATCATAGTTACGCTATTAAGAATGATAATGGATGGTTCGCAACATCTACATCTGAATCTACACCAACTGATGGTTATATATTAACTCCTAAAGATGATATTACAACATCAGTAATGGAAGATTTAAAATTACGATCTGATAGAGGCTATATAAAATACGGTACTACATTACATCAAAATAATCATCAAAATATGCTTCAACACATGTATGAAGAAGCATTAGATTTCGCTCAATATTTAAAAAAAGAAATTACAACATTAAATACAATTCAAGATCTAGTTAATCAATATCCTAATGATATAGAGTTAGGTAAAGCAATAAAAGAAAAATATGGCCAAAAATAAATTAACTGAAATTGAGTTAAAAATTAAAAATACACCCGCTAAAGAAGTAGATTATAGATATCAAACAACAGTATCTTACTCTCAATACTCAATGTGGCGTAAATGTCCTCATCAATGGTATTTAAACTATGGTAAAGGATTAGTAGAATATTCTCAATCAATCCATACTATATTTGGTACTTCAATTCATGAAGCAATTCAACATTATTTAAAAGTAATGTATAGTGAAAGTGGAGCAGCTGCTGATAGAGAAGATATAGTATCTATATTTAAAGAGAAATTCAAAACATTATATAAAGAAGAATTTAATAGAACTAAACAACATTTTTCATCACCAGATGAGATGGCTGAGTTTCATGAAGATGGAATTACTATATTAGAATATTTTAAAAAGAATCGTAATAAGTATTTTTCAACTCGTAATGTTGTTTTATTAGGTATTGAAATGCCTTTAATGGTAGGTCTATCTAAAAATTTATTTCTAAAAGGTTATATTGATTTTGTTTTATATGATAAGGATTTAGATAAAGTCTATATCTATGATATTAAAACATCTAGATCTGGATGGATAGATAAAGATAAAAAAGATAGTATTAAAATATCTCAGTTATTAATTTATAAAGAATATTTTTCAAAACAATATAATATTGATATCGATAAAATAGAAGTTGAATTTTTTATAGTTAAAAGAAAAATATGGGATAGTCCAGACTTTGTAATACCACGTATACAAGAATTCAAACCAGCGGCTGGTAAAACAAAAAGAAAACAAGCGGCAGAAGCATTTAATATGTTTCTAAATGAATGTTTTGATGATGAAGGAAAAATAATAGATAAAGAATATATTAAAATAGTAGATAAATCATCTTGTACTTATTGTCCATTTAGTAATAATAAAGAACTTTGTAATAAGAATATCGCTTTATAATCTCTGTATATATTTGCTAATATAAGTGATAAATCTAAAATATGAGAATAGCTATATATGTTTTAAAAATGAATGATACTGTTATATATGTTGGTAAATCTCATCAACCTCAAAACAGATATAACCTTCATGTATCAAGTGATCTAAAAGGTAAATTTAATAAAATGGAGATTATAGATGAGTATAACGATCCAGAACAAGATTGGATAAAACATTTTGAAAAACAAAATATTATTTTAGAGAATAAAAATAGATCTGTTGAAGTTGAGTCATGGTGGAAAATAGGAGATATTATTGATAGCTCTTCAAGTAATATTAAAATAAAAAATAAAAGAAAATTTATAAATTCTATGTTGTCTTAATATTCTATATATATTTATATATGAAAATAAATTTATATTATGGATAAAAACAAATTAACAAGCGTAAAAGTAAAAGATGACTTGTTCGAAGAATTTAAAGTATTATGTGTACGAACAAAATTTTCACTTCAAAAATTAGTAGATAGAAGTATTCATTTGTATTTAACAAATGATGATTTTAGAAAACAAATTCACAATCACACAAATCTATCAATATCAGGTAGTCAACAATCTTAAATTATTTAAAATACGTTATGAAAGAAAGTTACATTAAACAGCTAGAGCGAAAGAAAATACTTTTACTCTGTGATGACATTCGTATGACATCAGGTATCTCTACAATGGCTAGAGAAATAGTATTAGGTACCGCTCACCATTACAATTGGGTAAATATAGGAGGAGCAATTAATCACCCAGATCAAGGTAAACGATTTGATCTTAATAGTGATACAAACACACATGCTGGTATAGATGACGCTAATGTTATATTATACCCTATTAATGGATATGGTGATCCAAATCTAGTTAGACAAATGATAGAATTTGAAAAACCGGATGTATTAATGATCTTCACAGATCCAAGATATTGGATTTGGTTATTTCAAATTGAAAATGAAATTAGAAGAAAAATACCTATTGTTTACCTTAATATTTGGGATGACTATCCAGCTCCATTATATAATGAGGCATATTATGAATCATGCGATGGATTAATGTCTATATCAAAACAAACACTTAATATAAATAAATTAGTGTTGGGTGACAAAGTTAAAGATAAAGTATTAGATTATGTACCTCATGGTATTAATGAAAAAATATTTTTCCCAGTTGATGATAAGTCTAAATTAAATGATATTAAAAAGAAATTATTCGGTGATAAAGAATATGATTTTATATTAATGTTTAACTCTAGGAATATTAGACGTAAACAAATTCCAGATACATTAGCCGCTTTCAAGACATTCTTAGATAAATTACCTAAAGAAAAAGCAGATAAATGTGCTTTTGTATTACATACTCAACCTATTGATGAACATGGTACTGATCTATATGCTGTTAGAGATATGTTATTTACAGAAGAACAATGTTCTCAAATATATTTTTCAGATTTAAGAATACCATCTCAAGATTTAAATTTAATATATAATATAAGCGATGCTGTTATTTTATTAAGTTCAAATGAAGGTTGGGGATTATCATTAACCGAAGGAATGATGTGTGGAAAAATGATTATAGGTAATGTAAGTGGGGGGATGCAAGACCAAATGAGATTTGTAGATGAGAATGGGAAGTGGATTAATTTTGATAGTGAGTTTTGCTCTAACCATTTTGGCAGATATAAAACATGTGGTGAATGGGCTATACCAGTATTTCCAAGTAATATGAGTTTACAAGGATCAGTTCCTACACCTTATATTTTTGATGATAGAGTTGATTTTAGAGAAGCGGCTGATGCTATTATGAAAGTATATGAGTTAGGAGTTGAAGAAAGAGAACGTAGAGGTAAGTTAGCCCATGAGTGGGTAACATCAGATGAGTCTATGATGACCGCTGAAAATATGAGCAGAAATGTTATAAAGCATATTGATAAAGTTTTGGAAAACTGGAAACCAAAACCTAAATTTGAATTAATAAAAACAGAGTCAATTAAGAAAAAATATATTCGTCACAAATTAGTTTATTAATAGTTATGAAACCATTATTAGTTATAAGTTGCCCTATAGAAACTATGTCTGGGTATGGGGCCCGATCACGAGATATAGTTAAAGCGCTTTTAAAGCTTGATAAATATGATATTAAAGTCATATCACAACGTTGGGGTAATACAGCATGGAATGCTTTAGATCCATCAAACCCAGAAGATCAAAAATTACTTAATACAATCTGGAGACAACAACAATTGCCTCGTCAACCAGATATTTGGATACAAATTACTGTTCCAAATGAATTTCAATCAGTTGGTAAACTTAATATTGGTATAACAGCTGGTATTGAGACTACAGTATGTGATGCTACTTGGATAGAAGGATTAAATAGAATGAACTTAAATTTAGTATCATCTAATCATGCTAAAACTGTATTTGAACAGTCTGCTTTTGAACAACGAGATAAAAATACTAATCAATTAATTAAACAAATTAAATTAGAAAAACCAATAGAGGTATTATTTGAGGGAGCTGATTTAAATAAATATTTTTATATAGCAGATGAAGAGTTAGAAGAAACTGAGTTAGTACAATCGTTAGATAAAATTAAAGAAGATTTTTGTTTTTTATATGTTGGACATTGGTTACAGGGTGATTTAGGTGAAGATAGAAAAAATACAGGATACACTATTAAATCATTTTTAGAAACATTTAAAAATAAAAAATCAAAACCAGCTTTAATTCTAAAAACATCTCATGTGACTAATTCTATAATGGATAGAGATGAAATATTAAAGAAAATAGACGCTGTTAAACAAACTGTTAAAGGTGATTTACCAAACATTTATTTATTACATGGTGATTTAGAGGATAAAGATATAAATGATTTATATAACCATGGTAAAGTAAAAGCAATGGTATCATTAACTAAGGGAGAAGGTTTTGGTAGACCATTACTTGAATTTAGTTTATCAAAGAAACCTATTATAGCTAGTAATTGGAGTGGACATTTAGATTTTTTACATCCAGAATATAATATATTAATAAATGGTACCTTAACTAATGTTCATCCATCTGCTCAAACTAAAAATATGATACTAGCTGAATCACAATGGTTTACACCTAATGATGGAGAGGTAGCTGATGCTTATAAAAAAGTATATGAGAATTATAATAAAGTTTTAGAAGGAGCTAAACGTCAATCTCATTATACTAAAACAAATTTCTCATTTGATAAAATGGCTGAGGTTTTAGATAGTATTTTAGAAACAAAAGTACCTAAACAAGTAGAACTTAAATTACCAACATTAAAGAAAGTTGGATCAAATGAAAGTAAAATTGAATTACCTAAATTAAATTTACCAAAACTTAAAAAAATAGAATAATGGATGATAAATTAACAATATGTAAACATTGCGGAAGTGATGCTTGTTATGAACATAAACAACAAGAAATAATAATTTGGAGTTGTATGGGATGTGGTTTTACAACTAATGAATTAATGATTGATGAAAGTCAGTTAGTGAAAGAAACAGAAGAAGTAATGCCTGAACTATATAAAGATATTAGATTTGTTGATGATGAAAAGAAAGTATGGTATCCAACTGTAATCAATATTCAAGATAAAGGTACAGTTTTTGTTAATGGTACTGATAAAGATAATTGGGGGTGGGCCGGTATTCAAGCTACTGAAACAACAGAAGAAGAAAAAGAAAAATTAAAAGGAGTAGCTTACAAATCAGATCCTAAAACATTAAAAATGTTTGATCAAAAATCATTTGATGAAGCTTGTGCTTATATTGGATTAATTTAAAATAATATTATGTCAACAATTAGTTACGCTGTTCCAGTATGTAATGAGCATAATGAACTTAATAGATTATTATCATTTTTAATAAACCATAAACGTGATATAGATGAGATAGTTGTTCAGTACGATGAAGGAAATACAACACCAGAAGTCTATCAAGTATTAAATGAATACTCTAATAGTATTAAAGTAATTGGTTTTCCACTTAAAGGTAATTTCGCAGCGTTTAAGAATAATTTAAAAAAACATTGTTCTAAAGATTGGATATTCCAGATTGACGCTGATGAGATGTTACATGATATTTTTATACAACATTTACCTTCAATTCTTCAAGACAATCCCTCAGTAGAATTATTTTGTTTACCTAGAATTAATACTGTAGAAGGATTAACAGATGAACATATTAAACAATGGAGATGGAGAGTAGATGAAAAAGGATGGATAAATTTTCCAGATATACAAACACGTATTATTCAAAACTCACCCAAGATATCTTGGGTGGGTAATGTTCATGAAATAATAACAGGACATAAGATCCACGCTGTATTACCTATACAAGATGAATATTGTATATTACATCATAAGAATATTAAGCGACAAGAAATACAGAATACACTATATAGTATGTTATAAAATTTACACTACATTATGAAAAATGTTTTAATATATAATATCATTGATGAAAAGAGATGTCCTAATGATGTTCTAATTAATCTCTTAAGAGCTCAAATTGATAACTCTCTTAGATTTAATTGGGATCCTAAAGATATAATTCTAGGGACTAATTTTGATTTTGAATATAAAGGAGTAAAAAATCATAAATTAAATAATGTTTGTACTTATAATCCATTTGTGAATAAATGGTATGGGATGTTAGAATTAATGGAAAATAAAGTACTAACAGATGATTTTTGGTTCCATGATCAGGATAATTGGCAGGTGGATTATCTTGAATTTCCTCAATTTGAAGGGGAAGTAGCAGGATGTACCTATGTCTGTACACCAGAATGGAATACAGCGTCTATGTTTATTAAATCAAGTGCTATAGACATAATTAGATACATAAAAGAATTTATGGATTTAAATCAAGAGTTTAATTGGTTTAGTGATGAAAATTATTTAGCAGCTTTAAGGTCACACACTGAAATAAAGAATTATTTAACTACTATTAATAATCAATATAATGTTGGTCTTACTTGTATAGAAAGTAGATATAACGTAGCTAATAAACCTATTAAAGTTATTGGATTTAAACCTGAAAATGATAAATCTATGAAAGTTTTTTTAGGAGATAATCCTATGAAAGTAAGTTTGGTAGATCAAGATTTATTAGATATATTTAAAAAATATTCATTAAATGAATTTAGCTTTAATAGTTGATTCTACTAAAATAGAATCTTTTTATTTAAAAGATGGTAAAAGTTTTTCATTCACAACTAATTTACCTTATCAATTTCCCCATTCAATTAAAAATGAATGTCATATTGGTTTTTGGTCTTATCCTAAATTATTTGGTGACGGGGTATTTATAAAAATAAATGAAAATCCTTTACCAGATTTAGATTTAGATATTATAATTCTATCTTTAGAGTTACTAAATTGGGAATATAGTCTACAACGGATAAAAAATAAATATCCTAACGCTGTTATAGTAGGTACAATAAAAGAACCATCAAAAACAAAAATTGACTTTTTAAACCAATGTGATAAAATAGGGTTACAATATTCTAAACATACTTTAAATTTAAATAAAGAAACATTTTGGTTACCTCAACCTATTGATGTTAATTACATATATGATAATTTTTATTTAGAAAATAAAAAACTTCAATTATTTCAATATAATCATCATTCATATAATAGAAAAGGAAATACTGAGTATTTTTGTAAACATATAAGTAAAAAATATGGTATACCTATAATATCAAAAACCACATCATGGGATAATATTAACCAATGGAAAGATTTTATTTTAGACTGGAGAGATAGTTTATTTCATATCAATTTAGATCCTGAATATCAGTATGGACAACAAGCCACCCAGTGTGCTGCTTTAGGATGTGTTAATATAGGAGGTGTTAATGATTCTCATTTTCATTTATTTCCTAATACCGCTACAAATGATTTATCTATTTTAGAAAATGAGATAGAAAAATGTTTAGATGATGAAACTTATCTTCATCAAATAATTCTTAAAGCGTGGGATAATGTTAATCAAATATACTCATTAAAATCAGTAAAACAATCACTTATTAAAAATTTATAAACATGAACTATAGAAAAGATCTTATTAATTATTTTGTTAAAAAATTTAACTACACTTCTTATTTAGAGATAGGAGTAAATACTCCTCATAAAACTTTTAATCATATCCTTTGTTCCGCTAAAGAAGGAGTTGATCCTAATGGATGCTCTACTCATAAAATGACATCTGATAAATTTTTTGAATCTACACCTAGTGATAAAAAATGGGATATTATATTTGTGGATGGAGATCATAATAGAGAACAAGTAAAAAAAGATATATTAAACTCTCTTGATCATTTAAATGATAATGGAATTATTGTTTGCCATGATGTTAATCCACAGCAAAAATCTTTATTAAGCTCTTCAGCTTGTGGAAGCGCTTGGGAGGCGTTCGCTGAATTAAGAGGTACAAGAAATGATCTTATTATGTATGGTATGACATTTGATCATTTAGGATTTATACATAAAGGAACTCAAGTTTGTTTTGATAAAGAAATTACATATTCTTGGGAGTTTTTAGATATGAACAGAAAAGAATTAATGAATGAACTTACTTTAGATGAATTTTATAAATTATATCCAATAAATTAATTTTATGGTAGAAAAAAAGAATGTGATTTTTTGGATTGGAGTTAGAAGTGAAGATCCATTATTAAGAGAAAAACATAATAATTTTGATTATCTAGATTACTCAAAACAAACTTGGTTGTATTGGTGTAAAAAACATGATGTTGAATTTTTTGAATATAACACACCATCATTATCTGATACAGGAACTCATAAAGTAACATGGCAGAGATGGTTTGATGTTTTTGATCAAATAGAACAAGCTAATATTAACTATAATAAAATACTATTAACTGATGGTAGTATAATGGCTAAATGGGATATGCCTAATATATTTGATTTGGCTAATCACCAGTTAAATGCCTTTAGATCATTAGAAAACATAAAATGGATTGATGAAGGGATTAAAGGATATCAATCATTATTTCCAGAAGTAAAATTTGATTTAAAACAATATGTTTCATGTGGATTTCAAATATTTGATCAAACACATAAACCATTTCTAGAGCAATTAAAGAAATTTTATTTTGATAATCTTGAAACTATATTAGAATTACAATCAAAAATAGGTAGAGGTACTGATCAACCTGTATATAATTACTTATTACAACAAAATAGTATTAAAACAAACCAACATCTCCCAGCATCATATTGGTTAATGCATATGAATAGATTTAATTGGTTTGCTCATAATTGGCAACTAAAAGAAGATACAACACCATATTTTATTAAGTATGGTTATATATGGGTATTTAGTGGATTTGATAGAAGACAAAGAGGTAATTTAATGAAACAAACTTGGGAAATAGTAAAAAATAACTACAATGAGTAAAAATATTATTTTTTTAATAAATGTTAAGCATGATAAAAAATTTCAAGGAGGAGGTAATACTCAAGAAGGAGTTTTTGAATGGTCTTTTAAAAGTTGGAAACATTATGCTGACCGACATAACTGTGATATCTTTGTTTTAGATCAGGAATTAATGGATATTGAGTATATGAAACCTAATTGGTTTAAAATGTATATACTTGATATATTAGACCAAAATGAAATTGATTATGATCAAGTATTATATGTTGATTATGACACTATAGTAACACCTGATGCGCCTAATATATTTGAAATAACAGAAAATAAATTTTGCGCTGTTAGAAATTTTGGAGATGTAGATTGGGTACTTAGAAGTATAGAAAATTATTCTAAATTTATATTTGGAGACTTCACTTTTCCTTACTATAATTATTTTAATTCTGGTGTTATGATTTTTAATAAGAAACATAAACCATTATTTAAATCACTTCAAGAATTTTATCATAACAATTATGAAAAATTAATTTGGATGCAAAATACATTCTGTGTAGGTAATGACCAACCAGTATTTAATTTCTTTGTAAACAGAGATATATCAGATGATTATAAAGTATTAGATTATGAATGGAATATGCAGGATATGATGAGGTTTGAAGTATTAAATGAAGATATGTTACATACAAGATATGGCTATATATCTCATTATAATGCAGGTACACCTCCATCATCACAATATTGGATTGAAAAAACTTATAAACATTTATATGAAAACAATTGATGAATTATTAATTGAAATAAAAGAAGATAAAAAAGATAATTTATCAACCACATCATTTCAATTTAAAAGAGACATATGGAACTATTTTCAAGGTTATCAAGATAAAATAGTTGTTGAATTTGGAACACATAAAGGACAAACAACCAGAGTGTTATCTTATTTATTTAAAAAAGTTTATACTATAAATAATAATGATAATGAGACTGCTAAAGAATTAAATAAAGATAGAGATAATATTATATATTTAAATTTTAATTTATATTCAAACTTATCTCTTCCTATACCTGATCAGATTGATGTTTTCTTAATTGATGCTGGTCATGAGTATAATCATGTTATTTCTGATATTAATAGAGTTTCATCAATGAATTGTTCTAAAGATTGTTATGTTATATTTGATGATTATGGAGCTGACTGTCATGCTAATACAGTTAAATTAGCTGTTGATAAAGCTTTACAATCAAATATTTTATCATTAGTTAAAGGAATAGGACATGAGAAGGGATATAATTTTGGGAATGGGGGTAAAGGAGGGAATGATAGAATATTAGAAAATTATGAAGGATTAATCACAAAAATTATATGGCATGAGTAAATTAGGAGGATGGGCTATTCAAGAGTCCTGTTTTGATTTTATTAAACAAATATTACCTGAGGGAAAAATAATATTAGAATTAGGTAGCGGATTAGGTACTGATTATTTGAGTAAACATTACACAATGTACTCAATTGAAAATTATCAAGAATGGGTAAATAAATATAAGTCAACTTATATATATGCTCCAATAAAAAATTATGATAATAAATGGCAGGCACCAAACTTACCAGGAGATGATACATTAACACAAATAGGATGGTATGACCCTGAAATTGTTAAAAATAATTTACCATCACATTATGATTTAATTTTAGTTGATGGGCCTAATGGATTATTTGGAAGAGGAGGATTTTTAAAACATTTAGATTTTTTTAATACAAATGTACCTATTATATTTGATGATATTAATAGAGAATCAGAACGTCAGTTGATGATTAAAGTATCTGAAAAACTAAATAAACCTTATTATGAATTAGATAAATACACAGGTTATATATTATGACAACATTTGCAATAGGTTGCTTAGTACAATGGTATGAAGTAAAAATTATTGAAGAATATATTTCATCAATAAAATCAGCTATAGACAACTATGGTAAGGATAAAGTTATAATTGACTTTGCTATAGTACAAGGTCAACAATTAGAAAAATTTGATGGTACAGAAGAGGAGTTTGAAGATTTAATCCAAGGATTAAAAAAGACTATGACTGACTTATACCATGATGGTTACAATGTATTTTGGGAATGTTATACTAATGAAATATATTCAATAGCTGATTATAGAAAAGAATTTAATGATCGTTACTGTGAACAAGCAGATGTTTTAGTATGGGGTGAATCTGATATGTTAGCCCCTAAACAAATGTTTATTATTTTAGATCATTTACATCAACAAGTTAGTTTGACCAATCCAAAATATTTATCTTTCTTTGGAGGTTGTAAAATGTGGGATGATAGTTGGAAATTACTTGAACATCCTGACTTTACAGATAAACCATTTATTGAAGGTGATACTACTAATTGGTGGAGTTTAAGATATACAATGAGTGAAAAAGAAATGGATGATATAAATAATAAAACAGAATCACCTGAAGTAATAATATTACCTCAACATAAATTTAATGGTTGTGGATTAGTTATATCATCTGAAGTAATTAAAGCAGGAGCTAATATACCTAAAGGAATGTTTTTTGTTCATGAAGATACAGCGTTTATGTTTATGACTAATAAATTATTAGGTAGTATACCTCAATTTGTTATTAGAAATATTTTATTAGTTCATAATAGAAAACATCATAGTAAACGATATAAAGTTAAAGGAGAAAATGGTATTGATCCTACTAATACTGGTTTATTAAGAGAACAACATAATTGGTATAAAAAAGCTTATCAGGCTAGTAGTGATAATTTAAATAATTTATTTAATCCAAATTATAAATTTAAAAATTGGAAGGATGTCTTATAATATATTAGCAATTGGAGCCCATCCAGATGATATTGAATTTGGATGCTTTGGTACTTTAAAAAAACATATTGAATCAGGAGATAATGTTACTTTAGTTGTTATGACTAAAAGTAATGTTAAGGATGCTTATACTCAGGAAGTAACTCGTGACTCTGAAACTAGTCTAGAAGAAGCTTTAAACGCAGTTAATATATTAGGTTCACCTAAACTTATAATAGGTGATTTTGAAGATACTAAAATTCCATTTGATAATACATCAGTAGCTTTTTTAGAACGTATAATCAAAGAAAAAAATATAGATACTGTTTATACCCATTGGGCAGGAGATACTCATCAGGATCATATCAATACATTATCTACTACAATGGCTGCGGCTAGATTAGTTAAAAATGTATTATGTTATGAACAAGTACCATTACCTAGAATCACTACAGTGTATCCTGTAGCTAATTATTACGTTGACATAACTGATGTAATGGATTATAAATTACAGGGATGTAATGCTCATAAGAGTCAAATTGATAAATTTAATAAACATGGTTTTGATATGATTGATAATTTAGTAACATTAGCTAAATTTAGAGGCAGTCAATGTGGAGTGAAATATGCTGAAGCATTTAATGTCTTAAAATTAGTTAGATAATGTATAAAAAATATACTCACAAAACAAATTCAGGTACTGAAGCGTTAGTTATAGCTTTAAAACAACTTAATTCTAAAAAAGTTATTATCCCAACTTATACTTGTACAGATATATTAAATGCTGTTAAACAGGCTAATTGTGAATATACAATTGTTGATTGTGGTTATGATTTACAAATTGATACTCTTGAAGTAATAAATTTAGCTAATGAAAATGACACAGTAATTATTCCTCATATGTTTGGTATTAGAGCAGATGTTAAAATAATTAAAGAAAAAACATCACTCAAAATAATTGAGGATTTAAGTCAATGTCATGGATTAAAAGATTTAGGAAAATACGCTGATATAGTAGTTTCATCTACTAATAAAAGTAAATGGATTGATCTTAAAGGTGGTGGGTTAATTTTTTCAGATACTAATTTGAATTTACCATTATATGATTTTACTAAACATAAATTATTAATAGAAAATAATCTTAATAGACGAATTGAGTTAGCTGATGAGATTATTGAAGCTGGAGTTAAATTAATAGGTGAAGAAAGTTCATGGTTACGAGGAATGTATTTTACTTTAAATAAATCAAGTAGATTACCTTATATTCCTTTACATAAACTTGAAAATACATTTGGTTGCTCTAAAGTAGATTCTTATATTAATAATATAAATTGGATTTCAATTATAATATGAGTCAAGAAAAAATGATAAACTGGTATAATGATTCTTTAAATCAATATGGTGAAAAGGATTTTAGATCACTTACCTGGGGAAACACTGAAGGTACTTCAGCTAAAGCAAGATATGAGACTATGAATTTAATTCATTCATTCTCAGATAAAAACATTATTGAATTTGGATGTGGATGGGGATCATTTTTTGATTTTGGATTCACTTGCAAATCATATTATGGATTAGATATAAATTCTAATTTTATAGAGTTAGCTAAAACTAAATATCCTAATTATCAATTTGAACAAATTGATATATTAGCATTTAATAACTTATCAAATGTTAAATATGATTTAGCTATATCATCTGGAGTTGCTGGTAATCAAGGAGGTCCAGCTGATCATCCTTTAAAATTAAAAAAATATCTATCTATTATGCTTAATGCTTCAAGTAAAGTGATAGTTAATTTTCCTAGTACTTGGGCTACAATTCGTAGTGACAATATAGAATATTTTTCTCCATCTTCAACTTTAGAGATAGCTTTATCTATAACTAATAATGTTCAATTAATCCATAAAACTAATTTTGATTTTCTATTAATACTAGAACAATGAAAATAACAATACATCAGCCAGAACATTTTCCATATCTAGGCTTTTTTCAAAAAATGAAAGCAGCTGATATATTTGTTATACTTGATGATGTTCAGTATACTAAAGAAAATTTTCAAAATAGAAATAAATTTTTAAATAAAAATGGAGTAGAAGAATGGTTTACTATAGAATTAGAGCAAGACGCTAATAAAAAACTAATTAAAGATGTTTTAGTGAATGATAAAACTAAATGGCGATCAAAAATATTAACTAAACTTCAAACTAATTTTAAAGTTGATTTAAGTGAAATTTATAAGTTTGATAAACTAATTGATATAAATATAGCTTCAATTAATTATTGTAGAGAAAAATTAAATATAAATGTACCTATAATTTTAAGTTCAACATTAAATATTACAACATCTAAATCAGAACGTTTAGCTGATATTTGTAGATATTTTAAAGCAACTGAATATATTAGTGGAGGAGGAGGGAAGAATTATTTAGATGAAAGTATATTTGATTGTAAAGTATCTTATTTTCATCCTAATGTATCTAATTATTATACAACATTACAACACATATGAAAATAGCTTTTTTCACAGAAGGAAATTATATAAGTAAAATACCAAGACAGCATACTAATATGAGGACAGATCAAGCATGGATTTGTGCTTTGGATGCTACTCATTATCCTGTCACTCAATTGCCTAATGATCATTTTGATATAGGTGTTGTTATTATACCTAAAGAAAAAAATAGAGAACATCTAGCAAATAATAATTATCCTTTAGTTAGTAATTTAAAAAATATTTGTGATAAAGTTTTTATAATGCAAGAAGGAACACATTGGGATTGGATGGAAGATTCTATACCTACTATGTGTTGGTTTTATAATCAATTATTAGAAGCGGATGCTTTACTTTGTCATAATGAAATAGATGTTAAATATTATAAAGGCATAACTAATAAACCATGTTATATACTACAAACATTAATGTTAGAGGATAATATTAATATATCTAATGATAAAGATGATAAAGTATTTGTAGCAGGTAATTGGCATCAAACGTATAGAGGATTTGACGCTTGGGTTATAAGTCAAGAATTTGATTTACCAATGATGGGATTTAAATCAGGTAAATTTAAACCAGGAGAAGAAGTAACAGGTATTAATTATTTACCTTGGATACCATGGAATCAATTTATGTTTGAATTATCTAAATGTAAGTATGGAGTTCAAACTTATGAAACATCAGCTGGACAATTTCCTTTAAATTGTTCTTATCTAGGAATACCTTGTGTTGGATATAATCAAGTAGATACTCAGAGATTATTACATCCACATTTGTCAATTGAAGTAGGAGATGTTCATTCAGCTAGAAAATTAGTTAGTAAATTAAAAAATAATAAAGACTTTTATAACGAATGTAGTTTACAAACAAAAGAATTATATAATAAATTATACACTGAAGATAAATTTATAGAAAAATGGAATCAAATAATAAAACAATTTTAATGGAAAAAATAACATTTGTATTACCGAGTAGAAATAATTTAGAATTTCTCCAACTCGCTTATAAATCGATTCGTAATTTAAAAACTAAACATGAAGTATTAGTTTTAGATGATGCTAGTACAGATGGTACTCAAGAATGGATTAAATCAATTAATGATGAAGATTTAATAACATATCATAATCCAGGACCAGATCGTATTGGTATAGTAGGAATGTTTGATAAAGGTATTGAAATGGCTAAAACCGATATTATATTTGCGTTTCATGCTGATATGGTAGCTGGACCTAATTTAGATACTAATATATTAAAACACTTAACACCAGGAACAGTAGTTTGTGCTACTAGAATTGAACCACCATTACATCCATCAGGTCCAGAGAAAATAACTCAAGCGTGGGGCAACGAAGTAGAAGAATTTGATTTTAATAAAGTAATAAATAGTATAGGACATTTTGAAAGAGAAAATAAAGATAAAACTACAGAAGGTATATTTGCACCTTGGTGTATGTATAAATCAGATTATTTAGCAATTGGAGGACATGATGAATTATTCGCTCCGCAATCAAAAGAAGATAGTGATTTATTTAATCGTTTTGTTTTAAAAGGATATAAATTAATTCAGTCATGGGATGGTCTAGTTTATCATTTCACTAGTAGAGGAAGTAGATTTAATAAACACGCTGGAGGAGCAGCAGGTAAAAATAGTGAGGAGTGGCTCTACACAACAAATAAAAACGCTAGAAATTTTATTCGTAAGTGGGGACATTTTGTAAAACATGATGCTTTTATGAAACCAATTATACCTCATAAGTATGATATTGGTTTTATAGTTCATAATTGTAATTTAGAAATATTAGCTACTTTAGAACCATGGTGTAGTACAATTTATATTAATGATGAAATGGGTGTGTTAGAAGCAGCTTATCATGATTTAGAACAAAAACATACCTTAATTAATCTTAAAGATAAAATTAAACAAATAAATAATAATACTCCAGACAATGGTATAACAATTGAATTTGATGCTACTAAATTAACTCAAGAATCATTTATTACATTAACTCAATTTCCAGAAATAATAGCTAATTCTGGTGAGTTAGGAGAGTTTGAATTAGATATATTTGACGTTAGTATTGTGAATTTATCAACGTATGAGCATGATCTTATCAATATTTATAATAAATAATTAATATGGCTAAGAAATCAACACGTAAGATACCATCAATGGTAATTAATATTAATGGAGGTGCTGTAGCTGATGTTAAGATATTATGCGACAATGAAGTATTCTCTGGAGCAGTTTATAAAGAAGCTATAGCAAGTATTAAAGACGCTATTGAAAATAAAAGGAAAACAGCTGTACTGTTTGAATTAGATAAAAGTGAATACTATATTGAAATTATCAAATCAGAATGGAAACAAGCTTTACAATCATGTATTGATAAACTTATTGAAACTGAAGATTATGAGATGTGCATTCAAATACAAGACTTAATTGATAAAATAAATTAATATGAAAGAAGATAGTTATGATGATATTAAAAAAGCAGTTGATAATTTACTTAAAATAAATTCAACAGTTAAACGGAAGAAAAAAGCATATATTGATAAGCAAAAAGACTTATTCACTAATATACTAATGGCTTTACAGGCGCTTCAAACTAGAACTATCTTGACCCAAGCTGAATTAAAAATTGATTTTAGTAGTTATGATGAGATGTTTTTACAAACAATAGACTCACTTATACTTTTACATTTTGGAAAGGAAGGATATGAAGTAATTAGTTTTTACTTATATGAAAAATACAACCCAGACGGAACAGTAAATGAATTATTTGATGAGGATGAAAATATAGTTCCAAGTACAACAGCTGAAGATATTTGGAATATACTTCAAAAACTAAAGAACGATAATGAAAAATAAGTTATGCTTCCAAAACCATTACTCAAAAATGATATAGAGAGAGCAATGGCGATGACTAAAAGTAATCGCGCAGCAGCAAGATATTTGCATGTATCCTATATTCATTATAAAAGATATGCTAAGAATTATACTGATGAGGATGGTGTACTATTATTTGATAAACATAAAAATCAATCAGGTAAAGGTATAAGTAAATTCTTATCTAATAAAGGTAAGGAACCAGCATTAATGGATGTTATTGAAGGTAGAGTACCAATTGATTCTTACACTCCAGAAAAACTAAAGAATAGATTAATACAAGAAAGTTATTTACAAGAATGTTGCTCTAAATGTGGTTTTGCTGAACGTAGAGTACTTGATTATAAAGTACCTTTAATACTTAATTTTAAGGATGGTAATAAAAAGAATTGGACATTAGATAATTTAGAACTAATGTGTTACAATCATTACTTTTTATATGTTGGAAATATATTCACTGATAAACAAATCCAACATATTGAAGATTATAATCCATCAACATTCCAAAGTGATTCAACTTGGGAATTAGATGATTATTATAAAAATCATTTACAGAATTTAGGAGTAATTGATAACGACTCAGAGCCAGGTTCAGAATTTATCTCTAAAATTTGACCTAAATAAATAATTTATATTTAAGTATAATAAAAAATAAAAGTTATGTTGTGGTCAGTTAAAAAACGATTTCAAGACGGTACAGTAACAGATGAAATAATCAGTTCACCATCTCCATATGTGGTCAATCTTGCTAAAGAAAAAATAGTAGCTAGTATGACTAAAGTTCATAAATATAATTATGAACACATATATCCTCCAATGTTTTATAAATCACATATTGATAGTAAACTCTATCTAATGCCACTTGGAATTGAAGTACATCCAGAAACAACTATGGATGATGTTAATTGGACTAAACCAAAATTAAAAAAAGAAATTGAACATATCCAAGGCTCAGTAGGCACATATAAAACAACATATGATCCAAACAAGAAAACTTATAAATGTACATGTATGGGATTTTGGAGATCAAAAGGTAATTGTAAACATGTTAAAGCATTAAAAGAAAAAAATAAATTATGAAAATAGAAGAAAAAATAATTAAACTATTAATTGAATCATTCACTGAAGAATGTATTGGAGAAATGGCTAAACAGAAAAGAGAAGATCCTGCTGATTTATTTAATTTTGGGATTGGATCAGCTGATGCTGCTGTTAGAAGAGTAAAAACAAAATGGATAGAAAAATTAAATAATAATAAAATAAAAGAAGATGTTGACAATAAAGTATTTTAGTACAGGATGGTGTATGCCATGTAAAGCATTTGCCCCAGTGTTTGATTCAGTAATGTCTGAAACAGGAGTTAGTTATAATAAGATTGACGCTCAGGTTAGTCCTGATTTAGCTTTACAATATAATGTTACAAGTGTTCCAACATTAATATTTGAAAAAGATGGTACTGTAGTACATAGACATACTGGGGTCATGTCTCGTATCCAATTAGTGGATATTATCAATAAATTTAGATAGGTTGACCTCGACTTTTGTGCTATCTTTATTATATAAGAAAAATAAGAAAAAATGGGAACAAGTATTACAATCGCAGAATTTATAATTATTAGTTGTTTGACCATAATTGGTTATGTAGTAATTAAAGCCGCTTATGATACGTGGATCAAATAATTGTTTGACCCGGATTGACTTACTAAATTTATTATATAAATAAAAATTAAAAATAAAAGTTATGAAAAATGTATTCACAGAAATGTCGATGGAGGACATTAAAAACTCAGCTCCAAGTATTTTCCAGAAAAAACAAAAAGCGAATTTAAGTGAACACTACGTTCACATTCCGACCGATCAAGTTATTAATGATATGATTTCATTAGGTTGGAAACCATGTCAAGCAGTTGAAATTAAGGCTCGTAAAAAGAGTACTAAAGGTTATCAACGCCACATGATTAAGTTTTTTAATCCAAGTATTACTATTGAAGGTAAAAATGGTGATGATGTGTTTCCACAAATTCTATTAACAAATAGTCATGACGGTTTAAGTTCATTTAAATTCCAAATTGGATTATTTAGATTAGTATGTTCAAATGGGATGGTTGTTTGTGATACTAATTATGGTGACTTTAAATTACGTCACATGGGTTATTCGTTTAGTGAATTACAAACTAAAATTAATGAAGCCGTTGAATCGTTTCCAGGTTTAGTAGAAAAAATTAACGAGTTTCAAAATGTTGAATTGAGTGATATTCAAATAACTGAGTTTGCAGGTAAAGCAGCTATGATTCGTTTTGGAGAAAATGTAGCGGTTGATTTAGATGAATTATTAGAAGTTGAACGTAATGAAGATTCAGGTAACAGTTTATGGACTGTGTTTAATCGAGTTCAAGAAAAATTGATTACAGGTGGTTGTAGTTATAAAATGGGAGCGAAAATGCGTAAAGCAAGAGCCGTTAAGAATTTCAGCCAGGATTTAAAGATAAATGAAGCGTTATGGGAATTAGCTGAGGAGTACGTTAACTAGTACTCCCAGCTCCATATTTATACTAAACGCTAACCAATGATATTCGAATTTAAATCAATGGCTGAGTTTAAAGCCAGATTAGAGAGCAATGACTTAAGAATGTCTGTTGAGATATTTAGTCAGGTAAAAAAAGCGTTTTATAGTAAAGTAAATAGGAAAAAAGTAACAGCTTTTACAGTTATAATTGGTGGTGAGGAGATAGATTTCATACTGGAGCGTCAATATTGGGTTAAATCATTAACGACATGTATGAATGCATTTGCTGAAGTAGATATGTTTGAGGAGTGTATAGAGATTCAAAAAATGATTAGAGAATTAGAAACCGTATAACTATGAATACAAACGATATAACCCGAAAAAATGCTGTTTTGATATTTGAATGGTGTAAAAAAACATTTGGACTTAGTTCTATAAATGGAACATATCCTAAATTAGTATTTCATAAAAAAAGAAAAGACATAGCTGGTTATTACGATCCATGGAAAAATGAGATACATGTTTGTAAACCAAAGCATAGAACGTTTATGGGGTTCATAGGAACAATAATACATGAATATACCCATTACCATCAAAGTATTAAACGACAATATTTTAAACTAGAAAAAATATATAGTTATAAAAATCATCCACTCGAACGTGAGGCGAATAGAACTGAGAGACGATATAAATGGATGTGTTATTATGAAACTTTTTCAACCAATCCTTTTATGATTGAATAAAATCTACTAAAATAATTTAAAGAGCATACTTTTTAATTTTTATTTAACGCCCAGGAGTTTCTACTCCAGGGCTCTTTTCTTTCATATTTATAGTACACACACTATTATTAACGAAATTAAACCCCCATGAACCGATGTCAAAAAATCCATTTGAGAAACTCGCTGACAAACTCCTTCATAGGGATAAAAAAGGTAATGACTTAAAAAAATACAACATTGATTTAAATGGTGTGTTTGGAGGAGGTGTTGATAATAAAGAAATTGAACATGATAGTTATAGAAAATTAATTGGTACTGCTAAAACATGTTTAAGTAGTCAATTACATTTTTGGTTGAGTAAAAAACAAGGTGAACACTCTTCAAGAATAAAAGCCATAGAGCGTGATATTAAAACTTCAGCTAATATCAGTGACCGTATTAACAAAAAGACATATACCCAAGAAGATATTAAAGTATTGAAAGACATACTATCGAAATATGGTTGCCTTGGCTGACCGCCACTATCTAGCTATCTTTATTATATAAGAAAATAAAGAAAGTATGTATAACGAAAACGTAAACAGAGCAATTCAATTACAAATTGAAATCAATAAACAAATTGATAAATTTGATTGGGTTCAAAAAGAGTTGATTAATGATTTAGAAAATTTATTAGACACATTTAATTCTCATGAATGTGAATTATTGATTGAGTGGTATAATAAACAATCTAAAAATAATGATGAACAATATGTTCAAATGGAGATTGATTTTTTACAAGAACAAGAAGGTCAATACGCACTTAATCAACAATGGGATATGTAATTGACCGGAATTAATTCACTAAATTTATTATATAAATAAAAATAAAAGGTTATGAACACAAAACAAATTTTATACAACGCGTTAACATCTCAATTAGAAGTTAAAAAAACTGAATGTGAAACTTATCATAGTGAGGTTTATGAACCATCATTTGAAATATTAAGTGAGAGTATTAAGGAGTGGTTTACAAGTAAAATAAATTCGAAATTTACAAAATTTGAGTTTACAGGTGATAAAATTATCTTTAATACAGATGATAGTTCAAGTTGGAGAGATGTTAGTTTTGTAATGAGAGGTTATAGTGAAAAGAATTATGTAGAACTAGATTGGAATGGAGAAAATGCTCAATCAGATAATCAATCATCAATAGATAAAGGTATATTAATAGGTGAATTAGCTACTAATTTTTATTTAGTTGAAGATAGGTTTAAAACAGATTGGTATCCAACTTATCAAAGTATAGTTGATGCTAGAAGAGAATATTTTAAAAGTCATGAAGAATTAGAATCAGCGTTAAGAAATCTTAAAAATGAAATATGGATTGATTCAATTGAAACAATGAAAAAAATTGGATTTGAAATTAAATCATTTAAACCAGATGTTTCATTAGATTGGGATTATGTAAATAATGAACGTGTATATAAAATAAAAACAGATGATAAGAAAATTCAATTACAAGTTGGTCGTTCACAATATGATACAGCATATATTAGTGGCTATAAAATATTAGGTAAAAAAGGTAATAAATATAGTGTTGAAGCGTATAGAGAAGGTTATGGTTTAGAAAAAACTAGAACATATGAAGTGTTAGAAAAGAAAATGGAAGATTTTGTTAATAGAGTTAATAGTTGGGAGAATAGAGAAGCGGATGAGCATAAAGCAAAAGCAGAAATGAGATATATTGAATATACAAAGTAATTTTAACCGCAATAAATTAATTATATTTAAATAAATAAAATAACAAGTTATGAAAATTGAATTTATCAAAGAATCAAAAGAAACTGGTGTTACAACTTATTACACTAAAGCAGGTGGTTATTATATTAATAACTCATTATCACTTAAGGAACATGAAGCTAGAGAAAAATTTGAACGTATTAAAAAAGATGGTCCGAATGCACTTGAACATAAAATAGAAGTAGTTGAAACATTTGAATATAAAGCTAATGAAGAAAAATAAAGATGAAATTATTGTTGAAACAATAATCAATAAAATGTTTGAAATAGCAGGCCATAATGTTACATTTGAAGATATTAAAGGTAGAAAAGATAATTGGTATCAACAATGGACAATGACTGAGGAACAAAACCAGGAATGGAGAGAATGGGGAACCAAATATCTTAAGAAACAAAAACACCTACTTAAATCATATGCTAGTAGACAAATGGCTATGTTTGATTTAAATTATGGATTAAAAATAGAACAAAATGATAAAATGGAAATATAAACCAAGTGGTAATTGTCCTATTCAAGCAGAAGGATGGTTTTTAGGGTATTACTTTTATTTCAGATCAAGATATACTCAAGCAATAATTGAATTCAGCAAAACAGAAGCAGGATGGGAAAATGATCTAATACATGCTCGTTACATATTATTACATACACCTTATTCTCTTATTGCAGGATGGATACCTAAATGGAAATGTAGGTTGCTAATCTGGAAAGGGTGTTGTATGTTTATATTCAAACAAAATAAAAATAAAATAATATAAATGAAAACAATAGTATTAGGTGATATACATGGGCGGTCTCAATGGAAACTAATAGTTGAAATGGAGAAACCAGATCAAGTTATTTTTATAGGTGATTATTTTGACTCATATGATTTAACAGCGGCTGAGCAAATGAAGAATTTTAAAGAGATAATTAACTATAAAGAAACAACTGACGCTCATGTTATAATGTTAATAGGTAATCATGACTATCATTACTACCCAGAAATAGGAAATGTAGGTACAAGCGGTTATCAACATACAGCCGCTCCAGCTATTAGTCAATTAATAGATGAGAATAGAAACCATTTACAAATGGCTTATTCAATTGATGATTATTTATTTACTCATGCTGGTGTTAGTTCAGAATTTATGGATAATGTGTTTGGTAAGGATGGATGGAAAACAGAAGAAATATCATCATTACTATGTCAACAATTTTGGCACAAACCAAAAACATTTGAATTTGGAATGGCTGTTGATCTAAAAAAGATGTCATGGTTAGATTCGAGTGGTGATAATAGAGAACAATCACCAATATGGATTAGACCAAGATCATTAATGAATGTTAATTATAATACACTACGTAAACAAGTAATTCAAGTAGTTGGTCATACACAAGTTAAAAAATTAGATATTGAAGGAATGGCTACAGGTAATAGATATTATTTTATAGATTGTTTAGATACAAGTGGAGAATATTTAATAATAGAAGATGGAGTTGTAAAATCTAATACTTGGAAATCCGAAGTAAAATAACTAAATTAAATTATATGAGTCAAGGTAAAAAACAGCAACAGATTGATGATAGTGAAGGTATAGTAACATTCGCTATAGTAGGATTTATAATAACATTAATAACAGTTATAATTCAAAACTTAATATCATAATGGCTAGACCAAAAGAAATACAAATTGAACCTAAACCACAGAAGTGGGAGCGTAAGTTTGAAGATGATGAATGTACTGAAATATGGAAGTATGATTCTAAAAAAACAACTAAAGGACCTGTTGAAGTAGTTATAACATATAAAGGCGGTATTGATAAAACAGCAAAATGGAACAAACGAGCTAAAGAAGCTAAAGACGAACGTCGAACCATTAGACAAATGAATAAAATTAAAAACAAAAAATAATTAGCCCTAAGTACACGGGAACGAAAGACAGCCATGGCATACCGTAAGATCTGCTCGCTTAATAGCTCCTAATCGTTAGTAGGCACTGTTGCGCAACTCAGGTGGTGATCTAAAAGTTGTATATTGTGATATGGTGTAACGGTAACACTACAGATTTTGATTCTGTCATTTCTGGTTCGAATCCAGGTGTCACATCTTGCGCAACATGAACACTTATGTTATCCTATTTGTGGGGTGTCATAGCAACAAACAAAGTAAGGGGGTCCGTAACAGTTTTGCTGGCTTTAGACAGACGGGCTTAAACAAGCTAGCAGTACTGCCGCGTTGGTCAAGGGGTTAAGACGCGTCCCTTTCACGGACGAGTCACGGGTTCGATTCCCGTACGTGGTACTAAATTATTAAGTTATGAATTTTGGAACAAACGGATGCATGTATAACTGTGGTGATAGTTGTACAGGAGAATGTATAGAACCCACGAATGATGAACAATACATAGGTCTTATATTAGACGAAAGAAACGAACACTATATAATTGGTTATAGAGAAACATCAGATTTAGAAAAACTAAAAGAGTGGAAGAAAGAAAGGTTAGCGTGTTCTAATGTTATTGATTGTAAAATATTAAAAATTGAAGAAAGTTATGAATCTAATTGATACAGAATACCAAGACTTACTTTGCTACATTCTAGGTAATGGAGTAGAGAAGAAAGACAGAACAGGAACAGGAACACTATCCATATTCGGATGGCAGATCAGACACAACATGAAAGATGGCTTTCCACTCCTAACAACAAAGAAGATGCATTGGAAATCAATCGTAACAGAACTACTATGGTTCTTGCGTGGTGATACCAATATCAAATACCTTGTTGATAATGGATGTCATATATGGGATGGTGATTGCTACCAAAATTATAGAAAGATAGAATTTGAAAGAATAATGTCTCAAAAACATGGTGAATATCTTATAAGTAAAGAAGAGTTCATCAACAATATCAAAACCGATGATGAGTTTGCTGAGAAGTGGGGTGAATTAGGACCAATTTATGGTAAGCAGTGGAGAGATTGGAGACACCATTACCCTAAAACATATCCTGAAGTAAGTCAATATGAACAATATATAGGTGTTAAGACAATAGACCAAATAGCAAACCTAATCTCTGAACTCAAAACAAATCCTGACTCAAGACGATTAATGGTTAATGCTTGGAATGTAGGTGAGTTAGACCAAATGACGCTTCCACCATGTCATTATGGATTTCAAGTATATACGAGAGAGTTGAGTTATTTTGAACGATACAAGTTAGCGGATATTCAAGGATATGAAGAATATGGAAAAAGATTTGGCGGGTGGTACTTATTAGATGAAAATAAAGAATCTAATATAAAGGATTGGAATATAAAAAATATACCAACCCGAGCAATCTCTTTAATGTGGAACCAACGCTCAGTAGATACATTCCTTGGTTTACCATTCAACATAGCATCTTATGGATTGCTACTCCAAATCATAGCCAAAGAAGTTAATATGGTTCCGGATGAATTGATTGGTAATTTAGGTGACGTACACTTATACACAAACCATATTGAGCAAGCTAAAGAGCAAATTGGTAGAGAGCCATTTGAGTTGCCTACATTAAATATACTACACAATCCATGTAAGGATATAATACCAACAGATATATCATGTTATAATATATTTGATTTTGAATTAGAAAACTATCAATCACATCCAGCAATCAAAGCACCATTAAGTAACTAATATGATGTTAGAATTTAAAAACCCAATCCCGGTTATTGTAGAATGTAATAAAGAAGGTTATGCTATCTATGTACAGAGTGGTGGTACATTTGAAAATGATATATGGTGTGTAGTACATTGTGATGGAGGTATAGTAAGACATTACCAATCAGATCAAATTAAGATGCGCAAAAATTCAACTCTCAGAATAGATAAAAATAAATAATATGTGGTGGACAGTTTTAACATCAATAGTATGTTGGGAATTATTAAGACGATTATATTTTATAATAATGAATAAAATGAATAACGATGAGTAAACGTTACGTTTGGCAAAACATAGACAATAATGCTAAACCCACTTCTAATGACTGGTGGCCAATTAAGAAACAACGTAAGAAACTAGCAACCAAATTTGCATCACACCAGCAATCAGGACGCTATGTACACATTATGGATGATGAGATGTTCAAAACCATTCTCCAAATGCTAGAATCTAATACGGATATACAGATGGCTAAAACTATAATATGGAATAGTAAAATCAATGATGAACAAGTAAAAATATTAATAAACAAGTATTGCCGTATACTATTAAACAATGATGAAGATAATAAATAAACCATTAAGTGAACTTAATAATATATTACATAACAACGCCGCAGGTAAAAAACACCGTAGATGGAGTATATTCAGACCATACACATATAGGGGTGAAGTATCTAGAATATTAAAAATAACAGATCATGAAAGTAAGTCAACAACAATACGTTTTACCAATGGGGGGTTACATAAAACAATTAGACGAGTGCGATCAAGAAGATACAGCAATAGTAAAAATAGCATTATTTAATAAAGCAATAAATAGCATTAACCATAGAAGGTATGTATTTAATAAATCATATATACGTCGAGGTAGTAGTAGTAGACGATCTAAAATATTCATTAAAAGGTTTACTAAAGCACATAAATACCCTATAAATTATCAATATACATCATCAAGTATAGCTATATAATAATGGCATATAAAAAACAATACAACGTACGAGGGATAAAGAATAAACATAGAATAAGAAACAGGCATAAACGATATATTAACAGATGGAATAAAATATACATAAACCGTATAGCACAAATTAATAAACAACAACGTATGCTTCATCTACAACATCAGTTAATACAAAAGTATGGTCTATGACATATATTAATAAAGTAATTAAAAAACATTTCACTCATCAATACGCAGATAGAGGTAAAATAAGTAGACGATCAAAGGTAACATGGAAAGGTATATTAAGACGAATACGAGCAGCTAAACATCAAAGTAAAATAAGAATATAGTTAATGAAACATAAACGTAAATTATATCCGAAACGCGGACGGGATAGAAGGCTTGGAAAAGTCAGTTACCATATCCCAGGGTATATAGAAAGTGAATTAGTTAAAATGATATCAGCACACATACGAGATGAAATTGATAAGGAGATAATAAATAGGTTAAAGACACATGACATATATTAACAACATAATTAAAAAACAATTCTATCATCGATATACAAGTAGAGGTAAATTAGGTAGACGAATAAAAATGTCATGGCATTTAAAAAGTATTATATAGTAACATTTATTAAGTGGAATGGTCGTTTTAAATTTACATTAAACTACAGAACGAGAGGTAGAATAAGACGTGCAACGTTAGTAAGATTTAACAAACGATTAATATGGAGACGAAACAAAACAGTGTGATATATACTAAGGCATTTAAAAAACGTAAACATGGACTCATAATAGATCCAAGTTATATAAGTAGAGGACTAATAGGACGAATGACGAAAATAATAAATAATAGATAATAATCCAGGAATAAATAAAAATAAATGACGCGTACGGGTAAACAAATATATGAACGAGCGATACGGACGAAATGGGTATATAAGAAACATATATATACGTCGTTACAGCAAATATATGAGTTACGTGGTCGGTTAAATAGGAAAATTAAGTTATGGGTGGGTGGTGGTAAACAAAGAACGCCGGCGTTAGCGCAATATATGGGTAGTAAGCGAATAGCGAAACGGGTGACATATGGTTACCGTAGGCGACATATCAATTATTAAAACGTTTTATAGTAACGTATAGGACAAGTAAGTGGCGTATGGGTATGTGATAAGTATTAGGAATGTGGGTGACCGGTGTTTCGTGTCATGTCCACCCCTTTCATGGGTCAAACAAGCCCTCCACAAACGGGACCCTATATAAGTATATATTAGGCTGACCGGCTTAAAAATCATATATTTAATTATATTAAAAAACAAAATAAACAGTTATGAGTTATCAAACAAAGGTTAGAGCGAATTACCTTAATCGCACAGCAAAATTGTCTTTCTACACACACCGCAAACGTACAGGTGATCTTACTCGTTTATCAGAAGAGACAGGCTACTCAGTAAGCCACTTATCAAACATGATTAACGGTAATAGAAAAGTAACTGACACAGCAGCAAATGCTATGTATATGGTTGCTCGCCGCCGTCAAAAGAACGCTATCGCAGCGTAGTTTTAAATTAGTTACTGCCATGGATTAGCGGCTCTCCTATTAGGGGGAGTCGCTCCTATGCCTATAGAGCATTGATTACTAACGCCCTATACACTTGCCTGACCGCGACATGTTCACTATCTTTATTATATAATAAGAAAATATGACAGATATGAACACAAATTACACAGACGCAAGAATGAATTTAAACGAAGTATGTAACTGGTTAACCAATCAGGGGTATGAAGATTTAGGGGATATTATTAAGGATAAATTCACTTACCATACATGGGTAGTAGACGGTATGATAAGAAAGGATGTTGTTGAGGATATATTCGAACGTTGTTTTGGTGATAATATGATGTTCAGACAATTACAATGTGATGTAATAACATCATTAAGTATAGTACCGTTACATGAAGCACATGTTGACTAATATTGGTTGACCGGGTTCAGTTCACTAAATTTAATATATAAATAATAAATAAACACAAAAACAATTAAGGTTATGAAAAAAGAAACAACAAACACACCAACAGCAAAACGTGGCCGTCCAACGGTTGAAGGTTCTAAACGTCAAGCAGTATTAGCAATGCGTGCAGCTAAAGTAGCAGCAGGCGGAGAAATTAAACGTGGTCGTCCAGCCGGTACTAACAAATTAAAAGTCGATCCATCAATTGAGGTGGTATTGAAAGTTAAAGCGCCTAAGGCAAGAAAGGTAACTGATACAGTAGCGGTAGTTACAATGGATGAGTTTATCGATAACGTTACCGACGCTCAATAATATATAATAGAAACGCTCCGACTGACACGTACATACGTAGTCGGAGCCATTTCTTAACTAATCACAATACGTATAAATAAAAATTATAATATAATGACAAACGAACTAATGCAGTATCTAAATGAAATGAAAGCACAGATACAAGAACTATATGAAGATATAGATAGCGAATTACGTGGAACCGATAATCCAGACTTAATACTAGACGGTTATAATAACGTGACTGAAAAATTAGGTGAAGCTATGAATAACCTAGAATCTATGATTTCGGATCTAGATATGGGAGTATATAATAAAATAGATTCGTTGGATTTAGATGACGAGATGTCAGAGGTCGAAGACTAAAGGGTCGCGGACGTTAGAGGCTCAGTGGAAGTAAAAGGTCAGGGATGTTAGAGGTCCCCCGGTAATTGAGGTCCATCGACGGGAGAGGTTGACCACGAAAAAAAAGATATGTGTTTTTAGATCTTAAACGATCTTTCACCACACCCCAAATATATACCTATATATGACCATTTGTGAAATAGTTCACGGATTGTCAAAAAGAGATTTTTATAGACTTTTTTGTCGACCCAAGATATATACGTATATTTAATATATAAAATAATAAGTTATGAAATTAGTTATGATCGTGTTAATAGTATGCCTTACGGGATGCTCAAGTAGTAAAATTATATACCAGCGAGATATAGAAGGTAAAATATGGAAATCACATTCCGACGTATCAACAATAACAGGTTTAAAATATAAAAAATAAGTTATGACAAAGTATCAAAAGTATTCATTAGGTTGGTTAGCAATCTACGTAGCGGTATTAGGTAATGTAATCTTAGCCGCATTATCAAGTTGTAATTACACATCACCAAGTCAAGACACTCAGATGTTACAATCAAAATATGAAACCGTATATCAAATAAATCAATGGCAATATATTACATGTGATTCGATTCATGTATATCATATTAGAGTATCAGGAGATGGTCAAATTGAAACAACTATTAAAATTAAATAATATGAAATTTATAGAATTAACAAGAAGCTCTAGTCAGACATTAACAAAAGATAATTATAGTCCTGTCTTAATCAATCCAATGATGATAACAGCATTAGTAGATTTAGGACCAGTCGATCAAGTATTTAATACACATGTGTATACAATGGGTGGTAGTCATGTAGTGAAGGAGACTATAGAACAAATACAGAAGTTAATACAAAAATCAGAAAACACAACCACTGTCACTTGGAAGACAAGTCCAACACCACATATATGAGAGACCCAATAAATAGCGAAATAAGAACATATTCGGATGACCCAAGTAGTATGAAAGGAGATCCACTAGAAGGTTTAAGTAAGTTTTTTGATTTTATGGCTATAGTATTTGGATTAGGAACACTAACAATAATAATTGAAATAATAATTTGGATAATAAATAATATATGATAATATTTAAAGGTAAAAAGAAAAATAAATATATTCACACCAGAGACATCACATTAGATGATATTCGGGCTGTATTTTTTCCTAAAGATTTTCATGAGAAATATAGATACTTAGGTTCAGTACCACATTTTGAATCAGGTGATATATTCAAAGCAATGGAACCATTAGTTATTTATATGGACTATAAAGCTAAACCTAAATGGTGTCCAAGATGGTTTCTTCGGTTTTTACACCTATTTGGAAACGATAATTCAATTGTTAGAGTTAGAAACCGAGCATTATATAACTTAAGTAATCAGTTGACTAAAGGCATTTTAATCGTTGATTATAAAACTAAATGGACCGAATATGATCTTCGTATATCCGTATATGGGGATGAAAGGATGAATGACTTAGCTGATTCTATTGAACATGAATTTTATAATAAAGGATATAGAGCTGATTTAGCTGAACAGATTAAGGAATTAGATCCTAATACAATGTATCATAGTGGTAATAGTATTAATTCATTAAAAGTAGAATTAGATAGATTAGAAACCAAAAACGATAAATAATATGAGTGGAGGAGCATTTGATTACAAACAATATAATATTGGAATGATTGCTGATGAAGTTGAACAATTAATACTCAATAACGGTAGACCCAAAACACAAGAAGAATTGCGAAATGAGAGTTGGGGCAGAGATAATTCATGGTATGAAAAATATCCCGAAGATCTAAATCACTACAAATATCCAGATGATGTTATTGAGGAATTTAAGAAAGGTTTAGATATACTTAGAAGAGCTCAGGTATATGCTCAACGTATTGATTGGTTAGTTAGTGGTGATGATGGTGAGGAATCATTCCATGAAAGATTAAAAGAAGATTTAGATAAATTATAATATATGAAACGACATAAACAATATCGTTTTGAACGTATTGATGATAACCGAACTAGAGTTATTGTCATTATGCGTAGGCCCAAATCAAGATCATATATCCGTAGGAAAATGTATTGGGCTTGGAATCATAAATGGGATCAATCATACTATAAAAAATATAACACATGATAGCAATTTGCATTTTAACAGCGTTGATAATCTATATTGTTTGGGGAAGTATTTATATGCTTAAACAAATTAATCGTATTAATGATAAGTTTGAAGAAACATCAGAACATAAATAACTAAAACACAACACACGCCGCCCAAATATGGCTACTCCGAATGGAGTAGCCTTTTTTATTCTATCAACGCGGATGACCGCGGCTCGCTTAGTATATTTAGATATAAATAAGAAGCACATGAAACATTTGAATTACACGAGCGCAAAAAGGTTAGACATGGTCAGCCAAGGAGCTTATGATGGTCGTTTTAAAAATAGGGTTATTACCGATAAGAAAAAACAACAATCAAAAACAGCGGCTCGTAAATGGAAAAATGACCGCGACTAATTCGTTAAATTTATTATATAATAAAAAGTTAAAAATATGAACAAGGTAAAAATTATCAACACTACAGACATTAATGAAACTGAATTTATCAACGATCGTAAAGGTGAATATAGAGCGATTGTTAAAGTACAAGCCGGGTTTATGACAGTTGTAGATGATTTAGGTATACAAGCTAAATGGGGTAAGCAACAATGGAATAGAGCGATTGATGTGTTCCGTGGATTTAAAAGAGGTGCTTTACAAACAATACAATTTAAAGCTAAAGGTACTGATACATGGTTAACTGTATTTGCTCGTAAGGGTAAAAAGATAGTATTGATGGATAAACAATTGTTCATGGATATGAAAGTAGGTGATATTAATCAGGATTGGTTTAACACAAACTTATATAGTCAAACCAACTATAAAATGTGTAAAGCTGAAACATGGGATGATAAGGCGTTTGTGATGAATAAATAGAATGACCTTAATTCAATCACTAAATTTATTATATAAATAAAAAATATGAATAATACAAAAGAGAATTTACAAACATTAATTGACTTACCAAGACATCATTTTGATGCTATTATTAAGTTAATTAATCCGAAATTAAATGATAACGATTTAAGACCATTATTTCCGGAGGGATGGGATCGAGATGAGTGTTGGCCGGATGGGAAATATAACTATGATGCGTTTCGTAAGTATCAAGTAGTGATTGATCAACAAGCTGAAGATATATTTAATTGGGTAATCGAAAATAGATAATATGAAACTAATAGACAAACACGAGTATACAAAAACAGTATTTGAATTTGATCTTGATGAAGCAGATCATATTGATGAATTTGAAAATCCGTTTTATGTTCATCACCAGGAATCAATTGATGGGTTATGGATTGTAAATGAGTGGCTAGTGTATGATGACGCTAATGAACAATTACCTTCCGACCATAGAATACATCAATTATTAGTTCATATGGCAAAACAAGAATTAAAAAAATAATATATGAAACACAACAAAGAAGATATATTCTATTACTTAACAGTATGGTTCGCAACATCTATTATTGTGTTATGGACAATTGGAATGATTTTTAAAATAATAACAAAAATAATATAATATGAAAAAATTACAGTACGGTTTAATGATTTTTGGATTTATAATAGCTGGGTTATCAGCTATGATGTGGTATGGGCATGGAGTACATACATGGATTTGGCAAGTGACAACTATGATTTGGATCGCGGATGGATATTTAAAATCTAAACAAATTGATAAACTAGAAAAATAATATATGCAAAAGAAAGAAAGTAAAACAAATAAACATTTTTATTTTAGTATGGCTAAATCTTTTATTAGGATTTTAGGATTCGCATGTCTTTTTTATAATGATTTTAAAGGAGCGGCTGTAATGTTAATGTTAGCAGAAGGACTAGGAATTGTTGAAGAATTTTAATTGATTGACCCCGATTCTCACGCTATCTTTATTATATAAGAAAAATAAGAAAGTATGTATTTAAATGTCACAGAGTTAAATGAGTTAATTTACTCATTAGGAATTGCGGAAATGAAAGGTTCATTTGTAAATAAAGGAGTTAATAGTCGCTTACGTGATAAATTATCTTCAGAGTTAGAAAAACGTAATGCTGAATTAGCAGAACAGTGTGAAAAAGATAAGATTGAACATGATATGAATTTCAAAAATGCTTATTACAGAAAGGGAGATTATTAATCAATTAAAAATAAAAATTAAACAATTATGGGATTTTATTACGACAAGAACTCTGACCAAGAAAGAATGTTAAACAAATTTGACAAAGTAACTAAACGTAACAAACAAGAGATGAATGAAGACCATCCAGATTTTGATCCAACAATGTTACCATTAGCTGAACAGTTCAAATATTGGGCTAAGAAAAATGAAATAACTCGCGCCGCTAAAGAAGTAGTAACTGATGAGCCTAAAAAATTATTAAACCATAATTACTCACATAGAAAAGCATAATATGAAAATACCTACAAACAGAAAGGTTTTAAGTAACACCATTAAGGAGTTAGATGAGATGGATTTAGTATTTTTGAGAGAAATGTTAGTGTCACGTTGTGAAGAAGTTCTTAATAATAAAGAACAAGTGAAAGCAGATTTACAATTCAGTTTTATATCTCCAAAATTGTATATTGATTCAATGGAAAATATTTTAAATAAAATTAAATTCGAAGACGAAATATGGAAAAAGAATATATAGTATCACAAACCGAAGGAGAAAAAGTATTTAAGTTATCTAATATGGATGATTTTAAAGATTGTATTGAATGTAATGATGATGAATATTGGTCTCATGTTGAGGGACAATTATTTACTGAGGATGAATTTAACATAGTAGATGGTGTAGCGTGTCCTATATTTCCAACATTAAATGATTTTTAAAAATAAATTATATGAAAAATAAATTAATTGTCGCTAGTATAATAATTTTTGTCTTATTACTTTTTTCAATAAATGTTATAAATAAAAATCATAAACCAGAGAAAATACAATTATATACTATTTACGCTCCACCTTCTTATGATTCAATGGGTAATGTTACTATTACTAGTAAGATAATTGATCATGAACCTACACATCAAGACTCAATAGAAATTGGATTTATGTTTAAATAATAAAAAATAAAGTTATGAATTGTACAGTTGAACGACTTGAACAAATTGAACAAGAACGAGAACAAACTATGTCAAATCCTAATTATCAGAAATGGATACAAGAATTAAATATATCTAGATCTTATTCTGATCCGTCAGCTTATTTACAAGCCAAAGATATTGTTAGACAGTATGATTATTCTAACTATCGATATAAAATAGCATAGTATAATTTTTTATAATATTTCACAAGGAGCCAGGGCGATTGACCTGGGCTCCTTTGCTATCTTTATTATATGATAAAAAAGGGGAACAAAAACGGTTACAAAAACGGAGAAAAAAAGAAAAAAATGACCGCGATTGATTCAATAAATTTAAATATAAATAAAAAGACAAAAAATATGAACACAGGTAAAAAAAGAGGAAGACCAAGTATGAAAAATCAAGTAGCTAATTTTAATGTAGCTCCAGTTAGTATTAATTTTGATATCGTTAAGTTGAATAACTTAGATATTGATCCGAAAATGATGGAAACAATGGAAAGTGGAATGATGATTGATGATTTAATTTCACACGAAGGTGGTATACCATGTGCAACTAATATTATGTGTATAGGTGATCCGGGTGTTGGTAAAACAACTGTGTTATTAGATTTATTATCTGGTGTTCAAAATAGAGGTAGAAAATGTTTGTTTATTTCAGGTGAAATGGGTAAAAAACAAATGTTTAAATATACACAACGTTTTCCACAATTTGGTCAAATACAAACATTGTTTATGTCTGATTATTTAGATCATAACACAAAAGACGTAATTGAACAAGTTATGAATATGGGTTGGGATTTGATTTTAATTGATAGTATTGCTGAGATTATTGATGGTGTTAGAGATGATAATAAATGGGATCGTAAGCAAGCTGAATCATGGTTAGTTGATTTATGTTCTAGAAATAATAAAGGTGAGAATGTAACAAGTAAATATACATCGTTTTTATTAATTCAACAAGTTACTAAATCAGGTGAGTTTGTTGGTTCAAATAAATTGAAACACATGACCGACGCAATGATGGAAATGAGAAGAGAATCAGATAGAAATGGTGGTGGTACTTATATTAATTTCATCAAAAATAGAAATGGTAATGTTGATCAGAAATTTGGTTATGAATTACAAAACAATAGCATTTATTACGGAACATCAGTAAATGAAGAAGCTGAATAATTTTAACCTCAATTAATTACTTAAATTTAATTATAAATAAAAAATATAAAACATGGAAAAGATTTTAACAGGATTAGCAACAGTTATTGGAGGATTATTATTAGTAACATTATTATTAGGTTGGCCTTTAATGTTATTATGGAATTGGTTGATGCCGACAATATTTGGTTTACCAATTATAACATTTTGGCAAGCAGTTGGATTGAATTTTTTAACTGGTATTTTATTTAATAGATCAACAACTAAAAATAATTAATATGCAATTTGTAAAAGAAGATTTCGTTTGTAAACATGGTTTTTATTATGTAGGTCATATGATAGCAGAAGCTGAATGGGTTGATGAAGAACAATTAGAGCTTATTTTATTAGAACTAAATGCTGGTGTAACTGATAATATATCATTTTCAGTTCCAGGTAGAAAAGATATTATTTGGGTACCATTATTTAATTCAGAAACAAATTATATACACTTAAATTAAAATTATATGTTAAACAGAGTTATTGGAGTTGATTTCCAAACACGTTATAATAGTAAAACTCCAGAATGGATATTAACAAGTTATTGGGGAAATAATTTTTATTGGGCTAATCAACATGATGCTAAAGAATTATTAAATGTTATTGATCTTATTAAACAACAATCAAAACCTAATTTGAAAAAAGGTACAACTATATATGCTTCTAAAGCGAGTGAGATACCACGTTTTAAATTAAAGGAATTTATTAAAGATAATAACTTGAAAAAAACATCTCGTCATAAATACTCAGATGTAATTATTATTAATAAAGGATACTTTAATGAGTTGAGTAAATATATAAACATAGAAGAATATGATTTTTGTACTGAGTTTCATACTAAAAATAAAATAAAGAATTTAATATCTAAAATAGACAGAAATAATAGTTCAGTTACAACTTATAATACTACTACAAATTATAATATGCTTGTTTATGTAAGAACTGATAGAAATAATTTAGAAAGAGAATTAAAGAGATCACAATCAATAAGACAAGAATATGAGCAATCTGTCCATAGTGAACTTGGAGTGTTATTTAATTTCTATAGAGAACATCGTTTAGTTGAGTTATTAACTATGTTAGTAGAAAATAAAGATAGAATTAAGAAAGGTTTAGTTAAATTTGTTTTTGATGAAGATTTTTTTGTTGATTTAAATAAAGATGGAATTGAACTTGATGATGACTATTTACAAACACTTAGAGATATGTTGTTCAGTTCTGATGAAGCAAATATTAAATTAGGATTTGAAATGATGTCTAATTTAGTAATTGATCAACCAACATTATTATCAATATCATTTCTACTAAATGAACTAGTACATACAACTAAATTCAGACCAAGTTATTATACATCGTCTAATACCAACTTAAAAAGTCTATTAAAAATGTTAAAAACAAAAGGCATATACTGGGATAGAGATTGGAAGACATTTGGTACAGGGTTGAGAATAAATTTCAAAGATGGTAAGGAAGGAGACATTGTTAAGAAGTTCTTATTAGACAATATTAATCGTGAATTTAAATTAAGTAACTCAGCTTCAGAAGCATTAGTTGATATAGTTTTTACGACCGAGGTAAACGAATTATCTTTAATATAAAATAAATAATATGATAAATGATATGCACGGCGACATCGCCAAACACTCAAAAACATTAATGTTCAAAGAACCATTTTATGGATTGTTCTTAATTGGACTAAACAAAGAAATTAGTGACGCAGTTGGAACTGCTTGTGTAGCTAAAGATGGTATTAATACTAAATTAGTTATCAGTCCTAAATTTTGGGAGACAATAAGTGATAAATGTAAAGTGGCTGTTTTAAAACATGAATTGTTACATATAGCGTTTAAACACTTACAAATGTTCGATCTATATGAGAATAAAGAATTATTAAATGTAGCTGCTGATTTAGAAATTAATCAATACATTGATAAGGAATTTAAAGATGATACTTGGGAAGGATTAGAAATTGATGGTAAAATGTTTATTGATCTTAAATTACCGGAAAAAGCAGGTACTAGAAAGTATTATGAGTTATTAGATAAAGAAATAAAACAAAATCCGAATTGTGATTTAGCTAAGTTTTTAGAGGCTATGAAAGGTGCTAATAGTGATGGTGAAACAAGAGAAATAACATTAGGTGATGGTACTAAAGTACAAGTTAAAGGTTCTCATGAGTTTTGGAAACAATTTGAAAATATGGATGAGGCAGAAAAGAAATTGATGGAAAAACAAATTGAACATCAACTTAGAGATACAGCTGACCAAGTACAAAAACAAAGAGGACATATACCAGGTGAATTAAAAGAATTGATTGATAGTTTATATGTTAGTGAAGAACCAGTACTTGATTGGAGAGCTTATTTAAGACGTTTTAATGGTATGGCATCTAAAATCTATACTAAAAAAACAAGACGTAAACCGAATAAACGTTTTTATGGTAATCCAGCTCTTAAAATAAAACAAAAGAAAAATACATTAGTTGCTATTGATACATCAGGTTCAGTTAGTAAAGACGATTTAAAGGAGTTTTTAAGTGAAATACATCATATATATAAAACAGGAACTCAAGTAACTGTAGTTGAATGTGATGCTTCAATTGGCCGTGTTTATGAATATAAAGGTAAAACACAAGAAGCTCAAGAAGTAACAGGTCGTGGTGGTACAAGTTATGATCCAGTACTTAATTACTTACAAGAAAATAGAGATAAATATCAGAACTTAATTTACTTAACTGATGGTGAATGTGAAACAAATATTAAACCATGTAAACCAACATTATGGGTTCATTGTTCAGGAAGAAGTGTTAATGACTCATTACCAGGAGCTAAAGTTCAAATTAAATAATGACCTCAATAAATAAATTATATTTAATTATAAGAAAAAAATAAAAAAAAATAATAAGTTATGGCTAAAAAAACAACAAACAAACAGAACGCAACTGTATCATTAAATGTTAATGAATTAAAAGATTTTTTGAAACACATTATTGACAACAACCGTTACTTACAAGAAAATAATAAGCCGATGGTTAGTACAGAAGTAATTGGTGATTCAGGTATTGGTAAAACATCATCTATTGTTCAGTTAGCAGATGAATTAGGATTGAATTTCGTTAAATTGAACTTAGCACAGATTGAAGAGATAGGTGACTTAGTTGGTTTTCCAATTAGACAATTCCAAATGAATGAAGGTAAAAATATTGAATGGGTTGATGAGAATAGTGTTGATGATTATAGAAAGAAAGGATTTGAGTCAACAGGATTAAACCGTATGAGTTATTGCCCACCAGAATGGATTAGTGGAAAAACAAATGGTGGTATATTATTATTAGATGACTGGAATAGAGCTGATATGAGATTCATTCAAGCTGTAATGGAGTTAATTGATAGACAACAATATATAAGTTGGAAATTACCTAAAGATTGGCATATCATTTTAACTGCTAATCCTGATAATGGAGATTATTTAGTTAACAGTATTGATAACGCTCAAAAAACAAGATTTATTAGTGTTAACTTGAAATTTGATCTTAAATGTTGGGGTAAGTGGGCTGAAGAAAATAAATTAGATGGTAGATGTATTAACTTTTTATTGATGCATCCGGAACTAGTTACTAAAGAAATTAATAGTAGAAGTGTTAGTATGTTCTTTAATAGCATTAGTTCACTTAAATCATTTGAAGATTCATTACCATTAATTCAAATGATTGGAGAAGGTTCAGTTGGAAGTGAATTTAGTACTTTGTTTACAATGTTCATTAATAATAAATTGGATAAAATGATTTCACCAGAAAACATTATGACACAAGATGAACATTATGTGATGAATACACTTAAAGGATTAGTTGGTAAAGATAATGCTTATAGAGCAGATATTGCCGCTACATTAGGAACTAGATTAGCTAACTATTTAGAGTTTTTTGCTAAAGATAATAAAATTGAAAAAGATAGTATTGATCGTATTTCTAAAATTGTAACGGAAAAAATATTTGCTACAGATGTGAGTTATAATATGATTAAATCAATTTATAATAGTAATCCAGGTAAGTTTAAATTAATGATGTTGAATAAAGAATTAGTTAAATATATTACTAAATAGTTTTTAGCCATAATAAATAATGTTAGCCCAATTCGAAAGAATTGGGTTTTAACATGATTAATAACCGATTTAAACCATTAAAATTTGATCCTCGTATATATTTATATGCTAACCAATAACACCGTTAAATCCCCGGTAAAGGCCGTTGAAAATTTTTGGCTGACCTCCATAATAAAGTTTGGCCTCCCAGAGAATTTTCCATATTTTTTATTTAACATTAATAAATTAAATTAGTTACTTATGAGTAATGATGGAATGAATAGAGGAGTAGGAGTTAGGATAATGACATTAAGTGGATGTGATTATTGTATGTGGCTGAAGAGTGAATTAGATGGGTTAGGAATATCCTACATTAATATAGATGCTGATGAACATACTGTTTTCGCTGATAATATAGAACAGAAATTCGGAGTTGAACATTATCCAATAGTATTCATAGATTCACAATCTGAAATTATAACTATCCTCTCAGAAACGAACTTGGAAACATCAGATACATTACGTACATTTGACACGATACCACATTTAGTCGGTATCATAAAATCATATATAAAATGAGATATAAACAATTAACACAAGACAAATTAGATCAACTTGAGAACATGTTAAATGGATTTCAAGCGCAATTTTCAAATCCTAACTTTAATATCATGACAGCCAAAGAAATGGTTAGTAAAATGAAAGATAAAGTTGAAGAAGTTAGATCACTAATTAATGGAGAACAACAAAATTAATTCATATTTAAATAAAAGTTATGTTAACACCAGAACAAATTAAAAATAATTGGGATAAATTTCTCAGCTATATTGACACTCACATTCCATTTTCACGAGGTAAACAACTTAAAGAATTCTACCTTAAATATGAAGAACGTTTCATAATGATGCCCGCGTCTCATAAGTCGCAATACCATAACTGTTTTCCAGGTGGTTATATTGATCATGTAAATAGAGTAGTTGAAGCGGCTCTTAAGTTAGATGAAGTATGGCGCTCATTTGGAATGATAGATACTTACACAACTGAGGAACTTGTATTCTCAGCTATCAATCATGATTTAGGTAAATTTGGAGATGAACAGAACGCATCATATATTGAACAGACAGATCAATGGAGACGAGATAAACTAAACGAAACTTATATGTTTAACGATCGTTTAGAATATATGACTGTTCCTGATCGCGGTTTGTATTTACTAATTAGTAATGGTATTATACCTACTAAGAACGAAATGATCGCTATAAAAACACATGATGGACTATATGAGGAATCAAATAAGGCTTACTTAATGGGTTTTACACCTGAAACTAAGCCCCGTACTTCGTTAGTATATGTTTTACATCAGGCTGATTTATTAGCTGCTCGTGTTGAATTTGAAATTGAGTGGTTACCTAAATTATTAGGACCACGTGTTGAAAAACCGGCTAAAGAAACTAATTTTAGTCTAAATAAAAATAATAGTAATGTTAAAGCAAAGGCTATGAAAAAATTAGCTAATCCTGCTTTAGCAGATATAATGAAAAATTTATAATATGGTACTAGGAATTATTGCAATTGTATTATGGGTCGCTACTATCGCGGGATTTATTATTTACAATTTAAATCAAAAAGTAGTTAAATTAGAAGAAATAGCTATCAAACAACAAACTATCATTGATAGTATTTCAGCTATTGTTGATGAATCAAATAAACAACTTAATGCTATTGATTTAACTGAAGCGTTTAAATCAGACGATCAAATAGGTTTTTTCTTCCGTAATTTACAAAATATACAAGATTCATTAAATCACTATCTTAAGAATAAATAATATGGCTGAAGAAATATTACTAACTAAAAAAGGAACTGTACGTAAACGTAAGCCAAAAAAGGCTAATATTTACTTTACTCAAGAAACTGAAGATGCCATATTAGAATATCTCAGAACAAAAAATCAAGCTAAACGAAATCAAATTTTTAATGAAAAAATTAATTACTCCTTTCATAAACTGGCTGAGAATATCATACACACTTTTAAGTTTTACTATACAGAAGTGGATACAATACCTGAACTCCAACATGAAGTAGTAGCGTTTCTACTTGAAAAATTACATTTATATGATCAAACTAAAGGAAAAGCTTTTTCTTACTTTGGTACTATCGCTAAGCGCTATCTTATCTTATATAATAATGCTAACTATAAAAAATTAAAAGATAAAGCATCTATTGACGCTATTGATGAGGATAAATCTATTTTAGTTGATTTAGTAAATAATCATAATGATAACTATAAATTAGATAAAGTATCTCATTTTCTAAAACAATTTACACAATATATTGATAGTAAAATATTTTCTTTATTTCCAAAACAACGTGATGCTCAAATAGCAGATGCTATAAATGAGTTATTTAAGAAAAGTGAAAATTTAGATATATTTAATAAAAAAGCACTTTACATATACATAAAGGAAATAACAGACGCGTCAACCCCTCAAATAACTAAAATTATAAAGCGTTTAAAAGTGATATATATTCATAAGTATAATGAATTTTATGAACATGGATATATAAGTCTTAAGAATTAATCTTTTATATTTTCCATATTTATATTAAACAATCAATATGGATTTTAATCAAGTTTTATTTAAAGACAAAACATTCGCTAACCTACTTGAAGATATATACAAGAACGCGAGTCGTAAGGAAAAAGAAATTAAAGCATTAATCGATCAACTGAAACCTATGATACAGGAACCAGGTGACGCGATGATGCTTGTTCCTTTGTTAAAAGAATATATGGAATTATCTATTAAGAATGATGACGCCTTAATCAAAATGGCAGGAATTGTTCAACGCGCTATGTCTAATAGTGGTGATAGTGGTGATGGTAATATGTTAAGTGATAGAGATAAAGAATTATTATTCCAAGAAATTAATAATGTATCTATTAAACAAATAGGAAATGGGAGCTGAAAATAGAATAATAACAGGTAATACAACCGCTAATAATAATCAAGTCACTGGACTTGGAGGTAGATCTAATCCTACTCCTTCAACTAATACTCAATATGGTAGAGTTATTGAAGTAAACACTAAAGATAGATCTATCAAATATGAATTAGTCACAAATAATCTTGGCCCATCAGCATCAGATAATAAACGTAAATTTGTTGGAGTAGCTAAAAATATTAATCCTAATCTTACTCGTCTTCCTGTAGTAGATGAACTAGTACCTTTAATTAAAGGTCCAACACCTAATATTGGATCTTCAGCTGGACAATTTGATCAAGAAACATATTATGGTTCTCCTATATCTATTCAAGGTACTGTTGATGATAATAAAGTACCACAAGATAAAACTTCAACAACAAATAATCCTAATAGTTTAAATAACTATAAAATGAATGAGATAGGAGCTAACTCAAATCCTAATAGCACTCCTAATTCAAATCAAAATTCAGAAAGACAAGGTACTGATACTGATGGAATTAATGGAGAATATACCTCTCAATTTATATTCCCTAAAGGATTAATGACATTAACTATTGAGTTAAAAGGTAAACCTCCTCAAGTAATAAAAACAGCTTTAGGAATCGCGGAAAGTAATAATATATTAATAAGTATAGTTCAGAATTATAATTTAACAATTCCTCAAATGGAGGCTTGGAATGAATTCCAAACATGGATGCAAGGTAAGAAATATAGTGGAAATAAAAGTATGAACACAAAGCCATTTAGTAAAAATGTTTGGTCTGAATATAAAACTAAAGTCAAAAAAGATTTCTGGGTGACATATACTAGACCTGATAATACTAGTGATGATATAAGAAAAATACAAGATGCTCTTAAAATATATAGGGCATATCTTATAAATGAATGGAAAACTAAAAAACCACCTTTCAACCCAGGAATAAAACTAAGAGATCTAAAAACAGGTGTAGTAAGACCTATGGATGTTTCTCTTCCAGATGATGTTAAGAATGTTGAAGAAAATTTTATGAAATGGGCTAAACCAACAACTTATAATTAATCATGTCAAATAAACAATATCTTAGAAGTATTGATGTAGGAGATGCTAGTTTTGAAGGCAGACAATCTAATGGATTAACAGCCAAAACAGATGGTACAACATTATTATATTCTGGTGTAAATAAATCTCAATTAGAACAATTAGAAACACAAACCGATGTAACTAATGTAGCTATAAATGGAAATGTTGGTACTATTGTTGCTATTATACCTGCTGAAAAAAATATAGAATATCCTGAAGGAAATGATAATAAGGAGACAACACAACCTACCACTGATCCAAATAAAATAACAACACCTACAATTAATGCTGGAGGATTAAATGGTACTTATAAACCTTTAAATGTTCTATCTCAATCTACTCAAGATTTAATTACTAAGGGTGATGGTCTTGTTTTAGTAAGAGAAACTTCTAATTCAACACGTGTCACAGGTACAATGTGGTTTAAAGGACAAGTACTTGGATTTACATGTGAAGATCCTATACGAACCGTAAAAATAGACTCAAAAACAGCTATACCTTCAGGTCGATTTAATATTAAATTAAGTGATACATCAAATAATCTTTTATTTAGATATAGGGTAAAAGTTCCAAAAGATCCAAATAATCCTATTTTAAATTGGAGCGCTAATGGAGTTTTCGCTCGAATTGGAACAACTTCTGATGCTGTTAGTTTAAAAGCTAGTGGTTTAAGCTTTGGTGGTATTAGAATTCATGGAGGTTGGTCAGAAACATATTCTGCTGGATGTGTTATTTATTCTCCAAAACGTAATAAAGATGGTACTGTTGGTACACCTAAAGTAGATTATTGGGAAGAACATAATAAAAAAATAACATTATTAATATTAAATAATAAAATTAATCATATAGATATTGTTCATGAGTTTGGATCAACAACAACAGTAAATATAACTTCAACAACAGTATCTGCTCCTGCTCCAAAAACAACAACTGAAACAGTCTCAACAAAAGATAATAATATTCTTCCACCTTCTCAGGAAATTATAATACCACAAGAATCACCTTCTGATGATAATGAAGAAGAAAAAGAGAATTTTACATTTTTAGATGAAACAGGAATTGAATTAGATCCTATAAAAGTATTTAATGTTATTGATGTTAAAGATAATGATAATGAAATTATATCAGATGCTGATGTTGCTAAAATTAATCAACAACAAATTATATTAAGTAATGAAGAAAATAAATCTAATCCTAAAAAAACAACTCCTACTCCAAAACCAACAGTTAAAAAGGGATCTATATTTAAAATAATACAAAATAATAGTGATTATGGAAACTTAGGAGATTTATACTATTGGCCTTCTCCTTTATATAGTCAATCAGACCCAGAATGGGGATCATATAAAAGTGGTGATTTAAAACAGTCTAGTCATGGATGTTGTTATAATACTTTATCTATGTTAACAGCTTGGTTTACTCAAGATGCTACAAAAACTCCTAAATGGCATTGGAATACTAAAAAAAATCAATCTGTTTCAGTTTATTATGATAGATTTGGAACAGCTGTTAATGGAACTGTTATATTAAAAGAAGCCAATTTAGCATCTGATGTTGATAATATATTAAAAAATAGACCTGTTGGTTTTGAATGGAAAGGTGGAAAAATATTTAGTGGTTGGGGATGGGATAAAGGATATAATGATTATCATGGTACTATAAAAAGAAGTCCATCTGGAGCAAGCTTTAAAGGGAAAAAAATAGTAACTATAGGTATAAGCTACACAGCCAGTAAACAACATTGGATGGTTATAGCAGGTAAAAATCAAGATGGTACCTACACTGTATTCGACCCAGCAGGAGGAGTTATTAGATATAACCAATCTAAAGAAACCATTGAAGCAGGATTAAGCAGAATTGTTTACATTAAATAAAATAAAGTCATGCCAGATAAACAATATCTTAGAAATACTAATGAAGGAGATGCTAGTCTTGAAGGCAGACAATCTAATGGATTAACAGCCAAAACAGATGGATCTACTATTATGTATGGTCCTGCCAATCAAGCATCAACAGAACAATTAGAATCTGGAGAAAATATAGACATAAATGGCAATACAGGATCAGTATTTGCTTTAATCCCAGCTGAAAAAAATATAGATTACACTGAAGGAAACAATAATAAGGAGACAACTCAACCTACCACTGACCCAAACAAAATAACAACTCCTAATAAACCTACAGTTAAAGGATATAAAACTATTGTAACTGCTGACGCTACAATAACTATACCTAATGGTGTTACAGGTCCAGTGAGTGTATTTGTTTTATATCCTGGCACAACATTACCTAATAAACAAATTGGTAAACAATATATGCCTCCATTAGTAAAAAAAGGAATACCTGATTTTTATGAAAAATATGTTATTGTTATACCTAACCAAGATTTAACAAAATGGGAAAGTGTTAAAAAAGAATATGAAACCGAATTAAAAAATGCAAATTTATCTGAAAAAAATCTTAGTATAGGTATATTTTCAGGTAGTGGTAATGATGGTAGAAGTATTCAAAGAGTATTAACTACTTTACCTAATCTTGTTAACCTTATAATAATGGATCCATGGCCTGGGAAAGTTTTTTCTAGTAATATTACTAAAGTAAAATCAACAGGTACTAAAGTATATATGATGTATAATACTGGAAATTGGGGTTATTATCCAACTTATCCTCCTTTAATAAAAATTCTAGTTAAAAATGTTGGGGCTAATGCTACTTCTGTGTCACGTGACCATATGAGTATACCAGCAACGACATTAACTAAATTTAGAACAGAAATTGAAAATAATTTAGGCTCTACACCAACAATACCTCAATCTCCCACACAAACCCAAAATCAACAGCAAACTCAACAGCAAGATCAACAGCAAACTCAACAGCAAGATCAAATACAAATACAAAATCAAACTGTAGTTTCTACCACACCTGTGACTCCAGAAAGTCCTATTATTCAAGAAGAAAATATTCCTGAAGCGGCTCCATCAACAGATGGGGAAGAAGAAAAAGAGAATTTTACATTTTTAGATGAAACTGGAATTGAATTAGATCCAGTACAAATATTTGAGTATACAGTTGGAGATCAAATTGTTACACCTTCAGCTCCTGTACAAAATGATTTAGTAGCTTCATATACTCCTGAAGAATATAAAGGATCAACTGAAGTTATTAAATTAAAACCAATTAAAACAACTCCAACAAAAGCAACTACACCTACAAAAACAACTACTAAAAGTACTAAAACAGTACTCGCTGAAGGAGTTTTAGTTGGAGCCTTAGGAGATGTTAATCAAGAAATTAACCTACCAAATCCTATTCCAGGGGCGAAAGGAAAATTACCAGATAAATACCGTGGAAAAATTCCAGTTAAAGAAGTAACATATACCTCTAAATTAGTTAGTATTCAAGAAATGATAAAGCTTTTTAAAACTAAGGGTTTAACTGAACAAGAAGCTAGAAATATGTTAACTTTAACAGCATCCGAAGCCGCTAGAGAGGATAAAAGTCAACCTTATTTTTCAGGATATAATTATAATATATTTGGTATTCAAGCTGAGGCATATTGGACAGCTCAATATAGTGGAGTTAAAATGAGTAGTTTTATAGCTTATCGTTATATAGCTAAAGATGATTATGGTTTAAGAATATTCGCGGGATTTAATAGTCTTGATGATGCTGTTTCAGCTAAAATTATAGCATGTCGAAATAAAGGAATATTAACAGCTACTGATATTGATACTTTTTCAACTTTATATGTAACAAAATGGGTAGGTATAGCAGCTACTCCTGAAGCTATCAAATATAGAAGATCTATTTATCAATCATGGGGTAATAAGCGTTTTGACCAATATAAAGCTGGTATTTATTAAAAATAAAATAAAAATATGAAAGATTTTAAAGGCGAAAAAATATTATTATCTTCTGAACGATTAATATTTAATACAACAACTGATGATATTGAATTTTTAACTAAAAAAATATTCCATATCTCAGCTGGAGATTCTGTACGTATTGATATAGGACCATTAGGAAGTACTAATTCAGATAATTTATTTGTTATTAACGCTCCTAGAGTTCAATTTGGTATAGCTACTAAAGGAAGAGAAGTAGAACCTGTAGTTAAAGGTAAAACTTTAGCTGCTACTTTAAAAGATTTAATGAAAGCTATTGAAAATTATTCAGATGCTGTAGCAGCATCTGTACCTGAAGCAACACCTATATTACAATTATTTTCAAATAAATTAAAACAAGATTTTAAACTAGTACAAGCAGATCTAGAATCACCAGGAATTGTTCAATCTAACATAACATATACAATATAATGCCAGATACATTCAACACCCAAAACTCTCAATACAAACCACCAACTCCAGGAGCTATTCCTAGTCCTGTACCTTTATCAAGTCAAGGACAATCTAGCGTTAGTGGTAGTATAGCTAATATAGGATCCTCTATAAGTGGAAGTTTCTCATCAACTAAAAATCAAGTTAGTGGTAGTATATCTAATGCTAAGGATAAACTTAATCAATTTAAGAAACAACTTGATACTATTAAAGGAAAACAAAAAGAGCTTGATCCATTTAAAAATTTAAATGATCCTAAATCTTTTTTGAAACAGCAAACATTATCTGTTTCTAAAAATCAAGTTATAACTGTTTTAACACCTATAGTATCTCAATTTATTAAAATTGAGTATATAGCTAAATTACTTATAAAAAAACTAGAAAAACAAACTCGAGAACAAGTAAAAAATAAAGGTACATTAACTGTATCTGGAGGTACATTTACTTTTACTCCTTCAAATCCTGGTGATTATTCTATATTTAAAAGTAATTTTGATAGGAAAGTAGCTAATTTAAAAACAACAGTACAAAAATTACAACAAGTAATTACCATATTAAATAATATATTAAGAATAATAAACATAGCTTTATCAATTATTCAATTATATATTAAACTAAAATTAGTGCAACTAGGTGTTCAATTAACCTCAGTTACAGCAGATTTAGCTAGTCCTTCTCCAGCTAAAACTAGTGGTGTTTTACTATCAAATATAACTATTAGTATAATAAAACTTGGGGATGCTAAAGTAAAAGTAGAAAAATATAAAGCAGGTATAACAATAGCTAAATCTATATTAAGTATTTTAAAAAAAGCATTAACTGATATAAAAATTAAACTAGACCAATTACAATTTATAATAGTATCTTCTCCAAGCAATGAAGGTATTCCAGGAGTCTCAGATAGTACATCATTATCTTTAATAGAAAGTATAAATGATGTTCAAACAACAGCCCCAGAAAATGAAGAATACACAGATGCTGTTGGTAAGTCATATATATTAGAATTAGTGACTTTACCTAATGGTGCTATACAGTATCAAGCGTTAGATTCATACTCTAAATTTAAAATAACACAAACAGCTCCAAGTAAAATAAAAAATCCACAACAATTATTAGAAGAAATCAAACAAATATTAGGATAAAATATTTATAATCATGAAAGCAGATACTTTTATTAAAATTTTACGTAAAGTTATACGTGAAGAAGTACAATTAGTTGTACGTGAAGAATTAGGTCTATTATTAGAAACACCAGAACCTAAAAAACCTATGACAGAAGCTAAAAAACCTGTCATAAAAAATTCATTAGTTGATTCTATTAAACCTTCTAAATCTCAACAACCAATTTCCTTTACCAACAACAATATATTAAATAATATATTAAATGAAACAGCACATGGAAATGAGTGGCGTTCAATAATTGATGGAACATCACAACAAGCTCCAAACTTTAGTGCTATGATGGGACAATATGGTGGAGTCTCAGAACCTGTTGTTGTTGAAAGTGTAGATCAAATGTTAGCTAATACAAGACCAGCGGGAGATATCAACGCTGTTAAAATTGATGTAGTCCCTGATTTTAGCGCTTTAATGAATAAAATGAAACAAGACGGTAAATTATAATAATGGCATATAGGCAAACATATCGAATTAATCCTATTGATATAGGACAACCTATGGGAATAGGTGTTAATATTCTATTTAACAATAGTACTGATATTTTTAACACAACATCTACCACACGAGATCAAATAAAATCAAACCTTATTAATTTTTTATTAACTAATAAAGGTGAAAGAATGTATGATCCTGAGTTTGGTGGTGATCTTAAAAGAGCTATATTTGAACAAGCTGACAATACTTCTTTTGATACTATAACAGCCAAACTAGAAACAGAGATAGTCAATAATATACCAGGTATTAATTTACAATCAATTTCAGCATCTCCTAATCCAGATTTCAATATTGTTACCATAACTATAGTTTATCAAATAAATCAAGAAGATGATAGTTTAGTACTAAATGTAGAAACAAATAATTTAAATACATTCTAAAAATGGCGAATACTCCAGATATAAAATATTTTAGTAAAGATTTCTCTTCGTTAAAGCAAAATCTAATTGATTATGCTAGAACATATTTCCAAAATACGTACATGGATTTTAGTCCATCTTCTCCAGGTAATATGTTTATTGAAATGGCGGCTTATGTTGGTGATGTTTTGAGTTTTTATACAGATACTCAATTACAAGAAACATTACTTTTATATGCCCAAGAAAGAAAAAATATAATAGCTCTTGCTTATGCTTTAGGATATAGACCTAAAGTAACAATAGCATCATCTGTCATATTAGATATCTACCAGCAAATACCAAGTACTGGTACTCCTAATTATTCACCAGATTATAGATACACATTTCAAATTCCTCAAAATACTGTTATAGCATCAAAATCAAATCCAAGTGTTACTTTCATAACTGAAGAATTAGTTGATTTTAAATTTTCATCTTCATTTGATCCAACATTAGTGACTATATACCAATATGATGGATCCGGAAATCCACAATTTTATTTACTTAAAAAACAAGTAAAAGCATATTCTGGTACTATAAAAACAATAGATTTTAATTTCGGAAGTCCAACTCAATTTCCTATATCTACCATCAATGATGATAATATAATACAAATATTAAGTGTTGTTGATAGTGATGGTAATAATTGGTATGAAGTACCTTATTTAGCTCAAGATACAATATTTGATGAAACATTAAATATCGCTATTAATGAACCTAACTATTATGATGAGAATAATACAGCTAGATTTTTATTGCGCTTAAAAAAAGTACCAAGACGCTTCGCTACTCGTTTTGAAGATGACAACACATTAACTTTAGAATTTGGTAGTGGAGTAGTATCAACTCCAGATGAATTAATTATTCCAAATCCAGATAATGTAGGTATGGGATTAGTTGATGGTATAAGTAAATTAAATCAATCTTATGACCCATCAAATTTTATGTACACTAATGAGTATGGTATAGCACCATCTAATACAACATTAACTGTAAATTATATTGTCGGTGGAGGAATAAGTACAAATTTACCATCTAATGATATTAATGTTAGCACAACTATTGGAAATGATGCTTTAATTAACTCATATAATTTAAATAATACATTAATAACAGCGTTAAGAGATACAATTAAAGCTAACAATCCATCTCCATCATTTGGTGGAGGTCCTGGTGAAACAACAGAACAAATTCGTTTACAAGCTTTAGCTAATTTTCCAACTCAAAATAGAAATGTTACTAAAGCTGATTATTTAGTTAGAGCTTTATCTATGCCTGCTAAGTTCGGTTACATAAGTAAAGCTTATGTAGCACAAGATTATTTAGTAGCTAATGATACTGACCGACAGAATTTTATAAATAATAATCCATTAGCTATATCTATTTATGTTTTATCAACAGACATTAATAATAAAATTACAACATTATCCAATACAATAAAGCAAAATTTAAAAACATATTTAGGATATTATAAAATGGCTAGTGATGCTATTTTGATTAAAGATGCGTATTATATTAATATTAAAGTTAATTTTGACATTACTTTAACACCATCATATAATGCTCAAGAAGTAATAACTAGATGTACTACAACTTTACAAAATTATTTTGATATTGATAAGTGGCAAATTAACCAACCTATTATATACTCAGATGTTTATAATTTATTAAGTAATACAGCTGGAGTTAGATCAGTTATTAATGTTGATATTCAAAATTTAGCTGGTGGTAATTATTCACAATATTCTTATGATATTCAAAGTGCTACTAAACAGGGAGTTATATATCCATCAATAGATCCAATGATATTTGAAGTAAGATATCCTAACACAGATATATATGGACGTGTAGTTACTTATTAAAATTTTATAATTGCTTGATATTTATACTAGACTAATACTAATATAAATGGGTGTTTATAAAATATTTCCATCACAGGACACAACTATCTACACAGATTATAATACTCTCAATGCAGGGTTAGATTCGATTTTAGACTTATCTAAAAATCCTCCTAATCTTTATGTGTCTTCTTCTACTAGCCGGGTGTTAATCCAATTTGATAACACTGATATAACAGATGCTATAACTAAATCAGGCGTTAATTTTACAGCCTCTTTAAAATTATATAACGCCGCAGTTGATGGTATTCCTACAGGATTTAATTTAATTGTTAATCCAATTTATGAAAGTTGGGATATGGGTACAGGACGTTTTAATAATATTCCTGAGACTTATGATGGTTGTAGTTGGAAATATAGAAAAGCTAATCAATCAACATCATGGACAACATCTGGATTTCCTTCTAATACAACAGGTAGTTTTATCTCTAATAATATTGGTGGAGCTAATTGGTACTCTAATTATACAGTTAGTCAATCATTTACATTTTTTTCAACTAAAGATCTTAATTTTGATGTGACATCAATAGTAACTGCTTGGACATCTAGTGTTATACCAAATAATGGATTTATAATTCGTAATACTGGATCTATTGAGTTTAATTCTAATTATAACTATACTTTTAATTTCTTTTCAAGAGATACTAATACAATTTATCCTCCATGTTTGGAATTTAAATGGAAGGATAGTACATTCAATTCAGGATCTACATCTTATGTGAGTGATAATAATATATTAGTATCATTATCAAATAATAAAAATATATTTTATGATAATGAATATGTAAAATTTAGAGTGTACGCTAAAGATAGATACCCAGCTAGAACATATACTACTAGTTCTTTACAAAGTTATAATAAATTATTACCAACTACAACATATTATTCAATAATTGATTTAAATTCAAATTTAAGAGTTATTGATTTTGATAATATCGCTACTCAATTAAGTAATGACTCAATAAGTAGTTATTTTATGTTATATATGAATGGGTTAGAACCAGATCGTTATTATAAAATACAAATCAAATCAGTGATTGATGGTGGAACTTATATATATGATGATGATTTTTATTTTAAAGTAAACCAAACTGTTTAATTATGAGTGAGATAGTTACATTACAAAAAACTATATATAGTAACAATATAAATAATGTTATTGATACTAGTTTTAGTCAATTAATCCCTCCATCAGAAACCCAAATTCCAGCGGTTCCTGATACAACAGTTGATCAATTTTTTGAACAATATAATATTTTATTTTATGAAATACCACCATCTGGATCAGATAACTCTCATTTAGGTTTAGCTAACAGAAGTTTAGAATATCTAGGATTATCTTTAGATGATCTTCAAATAGAAATAGAATATTTAAGACAAGAAAATGTTGAATTAAAAAATCAAATATTCCAGGCTTCTAAAATCAATCCTGGTGAACTACAAGAATTATAATTATGGCTACTAATGTAACAGCATTAAATAATGTAACAAACATATTACCTGGTTCAGTATCATCTCTAGTTTTGACTAATAATCAAACTAGAAAGTATGGTGTGGCTGGTGACTATGTTGAAATGAATGTATATGATCTAAATAATACTTTTATATTTCAAATTGTTCCTTTTTTAAATTTTAAAATTCCAGGAAATTATCCAGCTGAAACAGAAACATATACTCAAGAATTAGATTTCTCTCCAGAGGATGACGCTCAACAAAATAGTTTAGGATTTGGTAGTTATATATTTGAATATAATATTTTACGACCTAAGGTTATAAATGATGTTAATAAGATTTTCTTCATCAAAGAAATATCAGCTAATAGAACTGAACTTAGATTAGGTACTAACTCCTCAGCAACAACATTAACTAATGGTGCTTTATCATTTATAAATGAATTTCAATCTTTAGGATATTTTAAAGAATTTTATATAAATTTAGGTAATGGTATTTTATTACCATGTATTAATATAGCGTTAGATGAGAATACAGATCCACCAACTTTATTAATTAAACTTTTAAATCCATTACCTGGTAATTTTAATACTTTAGCAACTCTTAATATAGTTGATAAAATATCAGATAGTAAAGCATTCCAAGTAGGTATAACTCCTGATGTTATAAAACCAACATATGCTTCATTACGTAGCGCTAATTTTGATATAGAATTAGATAATGTTAGAGCTAATCCAACTCAATATTTTAGTTTTAATCAAATTATAGATTCAAAATCAAGTGTTAATTCACAACTACAATCTTTATTAGGATTAGTTAGTTCATCTCAATTTAGTATAAATATTGATTATACTGATTTATCTAATTTTATTCATTATTCATCAGCTGTTAATAGATTAGATGGATTTAAATATAAACTTAATTTAATTGAGACTTATACAGCGGCTAGTTCTTCAGCAGCTTCTTTCTCAACAATAGCTGCTCAACAAGATGCTCAAAATTATAAAAACCAATTAAATAATGTTATTCAAAGTTTTGATGGATATGAGAAATTTCTTTATTATGAATCATCTTCTTTTACTTGGCCTAAACAAAACTCAGTAAAACCATATATAAATTACGCTTCAACTTCTTCACAAGGGTTATTATGGTATAGCAGCAGTTATGACTCAGCTTCTTTATATGATATAAATAATCAAAATTATTTAATATACGCTTTACCAACATATATAAATGAAAATTCATCTAATAATAACTTATTTAAGTATATTTCTTCTATGGGTTTAATGTTTGATGAGATTTGGTTATATACTAAAGCTATAACTGATTTATATCAATCAAAAAATAATTTAACTAAAGGTATATCTAAAGATTTAGTATATTTTGCTCTTCAATCAATGGGAGTAAATGTATATCCTGATCAAGATGGAGAAAATGTATTTCAATATTTATATGGAGTTACTCCTGATGGAAAATATCTTCCTAATACAGGATCATATGAGACTTTAGTAACAGCTTCTCAATACTCTATGCCTGGTCAAGATCAGGAAAAAGGTATTTATAAACGTTTATATCATAATTTACCTTTATTACTTAAATCTAAAGGTACTAATAGATTTATTCAATATTTAAATACTATATTTGGTATTCCAACAACAATAATGGGATATACTGAATATGGTGGTGTAGATAAATCTACAGCTACTACAGAATATGAATTTGATAGATTCACTTATGGTTTAAATACTATTAGCAATAATACAATAACTATACCTTGGAATTACACATCACAAAGTTTTAATAGGACTGGATATAATGATATAGTTCCTAATGGTATTGAACTTAGATTTAAAGCATTCACTACATCCTCAAATATTTTATCATCAACATACGCTACTCAATCTTTATTTTATAATGGATCTAACTATTCATTAAATTTATTATACACAAATACAGGATCAAATAATTCTATTTACTCAGGTAGTGTTGGTGATTTTGGATACTTACAATTTAAATTAGGAACTAGTACTATTATTACTCCAACAATTCCTATTTTCACAACTGGATCAGATGGAGAAACATCTTGGTATAGTATTTTAGTGCAAAGAAGTAATCCTAATTTAAGAATAGGAGATGTTAGTACTTCTCAAACATATACTGTTTATGTTAAAAATAATATTTGGGGAAAAGTAGGACATGTCGCTAGCGCTAGTTTAACAACTACTACAGAAAATACTTCCTGGTACACTCAAGGAACAACACTATCTATTGGTGGAGGTACATATCCATTTTCTGGATCAGTGCAAGAATTAAGATTATGGTCTAATTTTATATCAGAATCTAAATTTAATATTCATGTCTTAAATCCTGAATCAATTGAAGGAAATATAACAGGATCTTCATTTAATGATTTAGCAACTAGGTTTACATTAGGAAATAATTTATACACATATAACCATAGTATAACTACAAAATTATATTCAACACATCCAGACCAAAATACTCAAATACTAACCGCTTCATTTTCAAATTTTTTAAATCAAAATAATTACTCATCATTTACTGAGACATATTATACTAATGTAGCCAACTCGGGATACGCAAATCCAGTAACAGATAAGGTGAGAATAATGAGTGGAAGTACATATGGTACTCAATTATTACCTAATAAGAGTATTGAAGTACAATCTTTATTACCAACAACAAAAGATATACACTTACTTGACGCTAGTCTATCTCCACAAGATGAAATTGATAGAGATATTATAGCTAGTTTAGGTGCCACTTACACTATAGATGATTATATTGGTGATCCATCAGGTAATAGTTTAATTAATTTAAATAAATTAAGATTTGATCATTTTAAAAAATATAAAAAACCATTCAACTATAAGGATTATATCCGATTAATTGAATTTTTCCACACATCATTATTTAGAACACTTAAAGATTTTATACCTGCTAGAACTAATGCCGCTACAGGTATGGTTATAAAACCAAATATACTTGAAAGATCAACTCAAAAAATAAATGATCCTGGGGTAAATAAGCATAATAATATAACATCTTCTATTAATGTTTTATTTATTACTTCAAGTAATGGTGGAGGATATACACAACCTACTTATAGTTATACTATTAATTCTAATTTAGGTCCTGTTTCTCAAATTTCTGATGGTAGGGATTTCTTTACAGGTGAATTACCAAGTTCATCAATATTCATTCATGATGATTTTGATATAGCTAATTATAATCCATTTGCTATTAATTTCAAATCAGATAATACAGGATCCTATTCTCAATCATTATGGAATGTTGAATTTAATCCATTATTAAATAATGTTGAAAAAAATCAAACATCAAATCTTATAAAAAAATTAACACTTATAGGAGGTAATTTTGGATTTGTTTTTGGAAGTACTTATGTTACTGAAAGTTTTGATTTACAAGATTTTACTTACTCATATAAACGTCATATTAACCCACGTTACATAGGAACTAAAGTATCTAGTTTAAAATATAACACATATACTTCAACTTCATATACTGGATCTAATTTTAGTGTCGTTACTGGAGATAATTCATATGGTAAAACAGCTGTTATAGATCGTAATTCATATAAACTAGGATGGGTTAAGAGTATTCCATCTCAAAGTTTTAATTTTTATGATAAAACTATAATAAATTTAAAATATTTAATAGACTCAGATTCTAATATCACTGAATTATCATCTAATAATAATAATTTATTTGAAGTACAAAATACTTTTAGATCAGGAGATCCTGTTAAAGTATCTATAACTGATATCCAAAATCCATCAAATCAAGTAACATTAGATGGTGTTAAAAATATTTTTAAAGGAGGATATAGATATGATCCTATAATCTATAGAGAAGGAAATGAGTCTTTAAATTTTACTTTTACTTCTCCTATTAGTTCAATATTAAAGTATATTGGTGTGAATGCTAGAAGTGATAATTACTATCAATTTTCAGCTATAAATGTTAATGATATTCATCCTGCTCAAACTAATGATAATTATACTTTAACTTCTAATGATTCCTCAGCTACTCAACCTATGTCTTATGCTTTTTTTACAGAGACACAATGGAATTCTTATTTAGGTGGAGTTTATGGAGCTAATTCTAAAACAAATTTCACATATAATTTAGTATATAATTTTACAAATTCTCCTTATCCTTCAAGATATGGTAAATATGTTTGGGGATTTAAATTAACAAAATTTAATAATATTCTTAGTAATAGTGAAAGTGATTCAACAACATTTAACTCAACTTCAGCTGACTATTTCTATAAAGTACCTAGAACAAGTACTAAGTATTCTATAAGTGGACAAATACCTTTTTATTTTTATGGAGATGACCGAGTAGAAGTTCTTGCTACAGGAAATCGACCAGGTCCTGCTGGGTTTAAAATTTTCGCCGCTATTGAATCAACATCAGATATAAATAACTCAAACTGGAGACCTATAGTTATATCAGATATACAACAGATCTATTATCAAGGAAACCCAACAAATAATCCTCAAGGATATGATAATCAAATTATATTTGATAATATAGCTGAGGGTTTATTTCTTTGTAGATTTTCACAGGAAAATATAACTTTATCAGCTGGAGATTATCTAAGAATAAGATTTTATTTATTATCAGTAACTGATATTTTTGGAGTTAATGCCAACAGTAACTACCCAGGACTAAATAAATTTACTTTTGTTATAGGAGGGGATGATATTTTAAACGGTATAGATTATAATTCAACTGAAAATGGTACTGGTATATTTACAACCCCAACAAGTAGAAAAACTTTTATTGATATAAAGGATAAAAATACCGCGTATAATGAAGATATATATGATAGTATATTACCTCCTATTTCTCCTTTATTTACTACTAGTTCAGCTTCTTCATCATCTATTGAGGTAGATACTGTTTTAAGTACTTATTATTATTCATCTTCCTTTACTCCATCATCAATTACAAGTAGAAATTATACACAAGTAGTTGATACTTTTAGTATACAACCTAATGATTTATTTAGATTTGGAAATTTTAACTCATCAAATCCTCAATATTATACTGTTATTTCTACCTCAAATACTGTATCAGGTGTAACACCAGTAAGTATTGTAGCTAATTTTAATGGTCCTTTTGTATATAATGGAACCTCTTATAATAATAATTCTATATTTTATGATTTAAATACATATGGAAATCCATTTAAAATTGGTGATTACATTACTGTTAGTGGTACCTCTAATAATAATTTATCGGATATTGTTATAAAAGGTATATATATAAATTATGGTTTAGTGTCATTAGATTTTGGAACATTAACTACTCCTTTTAATACAACTGGTGTAGCTGTTTCTGCTACATTAACACGTTATAGACCTAGTTTTAAAGTAAATTTTGATAAAAATATAAATGATAGTATATTATCATCAACAAATTTTGCTATTTTAAGACCTAAACCAGATGAAACAACAATTATTATAGACCAAAAGAAAAAACCAGGAGATGTTTCCCAAACTATATTATTACCATATGACGCTAATCAAAAATTACTTGATAATGTTGGTAAAATATATAAAGATTTCAACACTGATTTAACTTAACTAAATATAAATGACAAATATATATTATTTACAAGCTTCAGGGTCAACTCCATCTAGTGTAACTATTGTTCCTGGAGATACTTTTGTATTACCCTCTAGTATTTTTAATAGTACATCAAATACTTACTTAAAATTTCCTGGTGCTACTTTAGAAATAACAGCTAGTGCTTATTATACAACAGAATCATTTAGTTCAACAGTTGGTACTTTAAGAGTTTATGTTCGTAGTGGAAGCGCAACATATGCATCCTTTCCTCTAGAGGCTGTAAATATACTTTATAATACTGAATTTATTAACACAGGAGTTCCAACAACTCCAACAGAGAATAGTGTTTTAAATTTATATTTTAGTTTTAGTAATATGGATTTGAAAGGTCAAGAATCTACTGGTTATTTTATAACATCTAGTAATGTTTATTTTGGAGCCAGTGGGTCTAATAATACAGGAAGTAGTTATTTAACTGTAGATTCAGGTAAATCTTATACAATAACTGTTACAGGAAGTTCCTATTATAATAATTATAGTGCTTCTTTGTATATTTACAATACAACAAATAATTCTTCAAGAAATTTATCTTTAGGTACTTTAATAACTAGTGCAGTTGCTATAAACACAGGCGCATCAGCTTCTTTCTATCCTACTTCTTCTAATTCGTATTATATAAGTATGGGTATTATTGGAGTATAATTTTTAAATTTTAATATATTTATAACTATAACAAATAAAAACTATGTCATTTTTAAACAATCAGTTAGTAACAATTGATGCTGTCCTAACAAAGAAAGGACGTGAATTAATGGCTCGTAATGATGGTTCATTTCAAATCACACAATTTGCTTTAGCGGATGATGAAATTGATTATACTTTGTATAATCCTTCACACCCATCTGGTTCAGCATTTTTTGGTGAGGCAATTGAAAAGATGCCTTTATTACAAGCGTTCACAGACGAAACACAAAATTTAAAATACAAATTAGTTACATTACCTCGTGGTACAAGTAAATTACCTGTATTAAATCTTGGTTTCTCAACTGTATCTTTACGTCAAGCAGCTTCTTTAACTATTACTCCTCAAACATTAAATTATTTAGGAGCTACATCAACATTTGAACCATCAGGATATTTAATGACTGTGGGAGACTCAAGATTTCTTAGTACATTCACTGGAGCCGGAATTGACACAACAGCTTTAGCTACAGCAACCACTATACCAAATACTAGTGGAGCTAGTTTATCAGCTAGTCAAATTGGTACATCATTTAGTTTAATAGCTACAACTATTAATACTCTATTTGGAACAACAGCTTTACCTGGTGCTACTATTACAACAACAATAACTTGTATTGGTAGAGATAGTGGAGCTAGAATTACAGTACCTTTAATAATCACAAAAACTTAATTAACATAAGATATGTCATTTACACAATTCGCCTCTGATGATTCAGTTATAAGCTCTGACGCCACTATATCTCCCATGTGGACTGGAGATATCGCAGCATTAACTACATTTTTTACTAGTTCAACTCAAGAATCTTCAGTTCCTGGAACTTTTTATCTTGATGTTTATCAAACAGGATCTAGTTTAAGTAATGCTGAAGTACAATTTTCTATAGCTTATGGCCATGTGAGTGGATCAGGATCTGGATATTTTAACCAGCAAATCCCAGAAAAAACACCAACAAGAGATATATATGGTCAATTTAGATCATTAATATATGGAGATGAGAATACATCATTTACTTTTGGATCAGATGATATATCAAAAGATATTATTGTATTATCTATTAATAGAGCCCGCTTTAAAGAATCATTCAATCCAGGCTCTTTAACATTAACTATCAACAGTGGTAGTAATACTATTAAATTAACTGATGATTCAACAGTAAATACAACAGCTACTTATATTGGAACATCTCGTGTGTATTATTTATTAAGTGGTTCTTATAATAGTGTAAAATCAACAACATATACTGATAGTGGAAGTTATGGTATGATGATTCCTGATGAAGGATTAATTATATTAAATCCAAGAGCTTTATCATTATCATCAGCGAATGGAGGTGTAGGAGCTATATTTAATGAACAAGCTTCATCAACATCTTTTTCTGCTAATCCTAATAATAGGATGGTATTTCAAATGTTATCTGCTTCATCAGCTGCAAATTTCCGTTTACAGAATTATGAAACAATATCTTCAAGATATTTCTTTGTAAGAATAAAGAATGGTGATTATAATTATACTACAAATCCAACAGTAATTGATGCGAATGGTAATTTATTATATACATCTTTAATATATAATTCTCAAACATTTATTACATCTGTAGGATTATATAATAACAGTGGTGATTTAGTAGCCGTAGCTAAACTAAATAAACCATTAGTTAAAGACTTTACTAAAGAATTATTATTAAGAGTTAAATTAGATTTCTAATGTTTCACCTATGTCAGCATTTAAAAGAATCAGTGTATCCGACTCATTTGTAGTACCATATACAGCTAATAAAAGCTGGAATATACCATCAGCTTCATTAGCTGATTATCAGATAACAATAAATAGAGGAGTTAAGAATACAAGTTCTTTTAATCCTAATGAAACAACATCTAGTAATCAGTATCCTAGTTTAGTTTATAATACTATCAATGTATCATACTACCCAAATTTTATACCAGGATATATAAATACATCTTCAATGTATGGTACCATCTTTAATGATGGTACCTTATCAACTTCATCATATTATAATGGATTTGTTAATTTAGGTAATCTAAATACTATAAAATATTTCCCTACTAATCCTGATAATATTATATACACTGTTAATCTTCCTCGCCAGATAACTGGTGATAAAATTTTACCATCAACTTTCACATTAACATATACTAGTGCCTCAGTGGTTCATAAATTATATGATGATGGAAATTATAATTTATTATATAGTGGAAGTAATGTAAGTTCTTCTATTGGAACTATATTATCACAAAGTTCATATGTTGGAAATATATTTTATGAGCAAAATATCGCTGTATTAACTGTTATACCTAGTCCTATTTCTCAATCCCTTTTTAGCAATATTGTTGATATTAGTTTTCAAAATAATCATATTGTTTATGAAAATTTTACTAAATGCACTATAAAAGATTATGAATATAATGCATCATACAACCCAACATTATTATCAGGTAGTCAAGGTATTTTAACACCATATAGTAGTTCAAATGCTAGTGATAAAGTTTATATAACATCAATTCAAAATTATGGAATATTAAAAAATTTCACTACTGGTTCTATCTCAGGATCAGAATTTTCTCCATATGTTGCATCTATAGGTTTATATAATGACGCTCAAGATTTATTAGCTGTTGCTAAAATGTCAACACCTATTCCTATACCATCAAATACTGATATGACATTTTTAGTGAAATGGGATACTAATTTTATAAGTAAATTTTAATTATAATATTTATATTAAATAAACGTTATGAATAATTGGTTATATCACACTGACGATGGATCTTTAAATTCATTAGCAGATAATTTTCAAACAAACTGTTATGGTTTTGTTTATAATATTACTAATCTAGAAACAGGAAAATTTTATATTGGTAAAAAAGCATTTTTTCATAACAAGAAGAAAAAACTTACTAAAAAAGAACTTGCTGAACAAACAGGACCTGGTCGTAAAACCATTACTAAAGTAGAACAAGTTGATAGTGGTTGGAAAGATTATTATGGTTCATCTAAAGAACTACTTGCAGATCTTAAAACTTTAGGCAAAGACAAATTCGAAAGAGTCATATTACAGTTTTGCCCTACCAAAAAACAACTCACATATTACGAAATACAATACCAGATAACTTATGGTGTTTTACACACTACTAATAGCTACAATGACAATGTGTTAGGAAAATTCTATAGAAAAGATTTTGCTACTCAAGAAATAGATGCTATATTATAAGTTATGATAAATAATGCCTTATTACATACTGTAAATAGCGTTCTAGGAAATGGAAAAAAGACTAGTAACAATAACTACGCCTATAAATGTCCATTCTGTACACACCATAAGCAAAAATTAGAAATTAATTTACAACCTAATGTTAAAGGAGAAACACCTTGGCATTGCTGGGTGTGTAACGCCAAAGGTAAAACGTTATTAGGGCTATTTAAGAAACTAAAAGCATCATCTGACAAAATATCCGAACTAAAGTCAATGTTAGGATTCACGCCTAAATTAACTGAAGAACAAATAATACAAAAAGTAACATTACCTAAAGAATACAAACCACTTATTAACCTATCACGTATAGATATTGTCGCTAAACACGCTTTAATGTATTTAAAAAAACGAGGTATTACTAAGTCGGATATATTGAAGTATAATATAGGTTATTGTGAAGAAGGCAAGTATAGCGGCAGAATTATTATTCCATCATATGATAAAGACGGTAATTTAAATTACTTTATTGCTAGAGCAATTGATCCTAACTCAACTAAAAAATATGATGCTCCAAAATGTAACAAAAATGAATTAATAGGATTAGAATATTTCATTAATTGGAACGTACCTATCATATTATGTGAAGGTATTTTTGATGCTATAGCAATAAAACGTAATGCTATTCCATTATTAGGTAAAACAATACCTAAAGCGTTAATGATGAAATTAATTGAACCATCAGTAAAAACAGTATACGTGTCTTTAGATAGGGACGCTTTAAAAGATGCTCTAAAATATGCAGAACAACTGCTAAACTTAGGTAAAGACGTTTACCTGATAGATTTACAAGACAAAGATCCATCTGAGATGGGTTTTGAAAACTTCACCAAATTAGTTCATGACGCTGAGCAATTAACGCTCGGAGAACTACTTTACAAAAAACTAGAATTAGCATGATAGACAAGCACTCAAATATTATCCACGACCCTAAGATTAAACGTATTGTAGAATACAGCGCTGATAACAAGCAAGTAAATGTATTAGACCAAAGATTTTATAGACGTGATGGAAAATATTATCCATCAATTACTTCAATATTAAATTATTTTCCTAAAAATCAATTTTTCCATAACTGGCTTAAAGATGTAGGACATAACTCAGATATTATTGCTTCAAAAGCAGCGGCTGAAGGTACTCAAGTACATAACGCCTCTGAGAAGCTTATGTTAGGTGAAGAAGTACATTGGATGGATGAAAATGGAAAAGTATTCTATTCACTCGATGTATGGAAAATGATTCTAAAATTTGCTGATTTTTGGAAGCAAACAAACCCAGAACTAGTAGCAACTGAATATCATTTATTCTCAGATGAACATCAGTACGCAGGTACAACAGATATCATTTGTCGCATAAATGAAAAATTATGGTTAATAGATATCAAAACATCAAACTCAATTCACACATCATATAACTTACAACTTGCCGCTTACGCTAAAGCTTGGAATGAAACACATAATGAACCTATTGAAGGTATAGGTGTTTTATGGTTAAAAGCAAGTACACGTGGTGAAAAAAAAGATAAAATACAAGGTAAAGGATGGGAACTAAAAGTTATTGACAACATTGAAGATAATTTTAGTATGTTCCTTAAAGTATATGATATATATCGTTTAGAAAATCCCGATGCTAAGCCTAGTACAGAAACTCTACCTATCTCCATAAAAATTTAATTAGACTGACCGCGACTATCTTACTATCTTTAATTATAATAAAAAAGCGAAAGATATGAACGCACAAGAATTAATAAACACAAAAGAAATTTTAACTAATGAAGAACGTGAAATAGTATTAGCGTTTGACCCGGAATTAGATCGTAAATATTTAAATAAATTATACGGTGATAGGGGTTGGTTGAATATTAATGTTTACTCTGAATATGAACATCATGAAAGAGTACACAGAATAGAATGTGGACTTTAATTGATTGACCGCAATTAATTTACTATCTTTAATTATAATAAAAAAGCGAAAGTTATGAATATAAGTTTAGTTAATGAAGCATTTGGTTTATTTATTGAAACACTTCCATTAGAAAATATGGATAGTACTCATCTAAAATTTGAAGAATTATATGAAAAAGAGTGTAGAATATATACTTTATTTCGTCAAATGAATGAAGAAGAATTAGTTGAATATCGTAGAAGATTAATGAAATTTAATGGTGACCGCGTTTAATTCACTAAATTTATTATATAAATAAAAATAAAAGTTATGAAAGAAAAAACACACACAAAATTACAAGTAATGCAAGAATTAGCTGATATTATTATTGCAAAGAATAAAGCCAAATGGTCTAAAAGCTCTGACGACAGAATTGAAGCATTTGAAGCAGCTTATAACGATGAAGCTAAATTGACTAAATTACTTACACCAAAAGCATAATATACTAAAAATTATAAAAAATAAAAGTTATGAATCCTTACATCGACATTGACGGTAAAGACCGTTCACTAGAAGTTGAAAATGAATTTTCACCAACATTAGAAGATATTAAAAATGATCCTGAATTTTACGCTGAACTAGTTAATGATTTAATGTTTCATTGGGTGTATGGAACACGTGAAACACCATTAATGAATAAAGCAAAAAAAATATTAATCGCTCATAATTTTAATTTTAAAATAAATCAATAAAGTCTATGAAAGTACTAGATGATATAGGACCAGAATATGATTCAGCTGGATTCACAGAAGAAGATCGTGTTGTAGATGGACAATATATAAACATTTAAAATAAATAAGTTATGAATATGAGTAAAGTCAAAGTAATGATTGAATCAGCATTCACAAAAAGAGATGCTATGAATATGTTAGAAACTTGGAAAATATTCAAAGGTTTATCAGAAGTTGATTATCAAAAAGGTAGAGAACTTATTAGAAAACAATTTGATAAAAAATAAAAGTTATGAGCACAAACAAAATTGATATGATTAAATGTACGTTGAATAGTAGATGGATGACTGCTATTGAGAGAGCTTATATTATGATAATCTCACCTACTGGTAACTATGTAAGAATTGATAAAAAGAATATGGGCAAACTGACTGATCCTCAAAGGGAATTAATGTGGAAATGTGCTAACGCTTACAATAGCACATCCAATAATACAATCGAATTGACTAAGAGTGAAATGAGTGAGCTTATTACTATGGGTAATATAGCTGGTTATTTATATAAGAAAAAATAAAAAATAAATAAGTTATGAAAGTAATATCAATTCCCGACCCAATAATGGGTACTCGTAAGAAGTTTGTAGTAGAAGAAAATGAAAGTGAATTGCTAAATTTTCAACCAGGTATAGAAGTATTACCAGCAATGTATCATGAATCTGTTAATTCAGGTAACTATTATTATGTTAAATTACATGAACCAGGTGAAAAATCTTGGAAAGATGGTGGACATGAATGTATAGATGAAAATGGATTTATGAGAGCGTTTCATTTAGATTCACTAATTGTACATCCAAAAACATTTAAGAAACAACCAAAACTTAAAGAAAAATCAAATAATTCAACTACAGGTAAACGTGGACGTCCAAAAATGGATCCAACTCTTAAAAAAACAGCAACAGTTTATGTTAAAACTGGTGGAAAAAAAGGCAGACCTAAAAAAGATCCATCAGAACTTAAATCAATTGTGTATGTTAAAACAGGTGGTAAACGTGGTCGCCCAAAGAAAAATAGTTAATATTTATTGGTAGTATGAAATTACTCGATATTTTAAAAGAAATTGCACAAAAACCAAAAGCTATATTTTTAGCTGGCCCAGCTGGCGCTGGAAAATCATTTATTGCTAAACAACTCCCACTATCTCAATTCCAAGTTATAAACATTGATGATACTTACGAAGAATTGTTGAAAGCATCAGGAATAGGCATGAAACAGAAGGATTTTAATCCAGATCAATTGTCTCAATCCGCTAAATTAATGGCACAAGCGCAAAAAGCAACTAGAGAAAAATACGCTAACGCATTAGAGAATCTTAATGATATTATCATTGATGGAACTGGCGCTGCTTCACGTCCTTTATTGAAGAAAAAACAAGAATTAGAAGATTTAGGATATGAAACTTTAATGTTGATGATATGGGTCTCACCAATAACATCATTAGAACGTAACGCTAATAGAGATCGTTCTTTATTACCAAGTATTGTGTTAAGAACGTGGAGAGATATTAATCAAAACATAGAAACATACGAACAAGCATTTGGAGATAATTTTATTATAGTAAATAATGATCCAAAAGACGCTGAGACTAATTTTGATGAAAAAGAAATAAAAACTAGATTTTTTGACACATCTTTAGCTAAAGGTAAACCAAAAACACCGGAAGAAATAGCTAAATTAAAAGCAGATAAAGAAGAATTAAACAATACTATTAAATTATTAATTCAAAAACAACCTAAATTTACATCTATTGAAGATGCTAAATCAAAAATACAAACATTCACTAAATGATCAAATTATTAGACATATTAACTGAAACTTTATCAAGTAAATATATCGGCAGCTGTGTTGATGTAGGAGGAAATAAAGCAGAAGTATGCCGTTACTTTCCTAACGCTTCAACAATGGCTACTTATGTAGGAAATCCAGATGAGAATGATTGGGGTATGAGTAAAGAACTAAATAAAGATGAATTTTATAAATTTATAGATCCAAGTAAAGTTTCATCAAATGTAACAAAAGGTAAACATACATTTCATTATATAGATACTGGAGGATATGGACCTGAAGGAGCAGCTATATTTTTTATATATAATTGGGATCAAGATATACATTATTTTTTTAAAAGAGGAAAATGATTGAATTAAAAACCATATTACAACAAATAAACGAAGACGATCAACCAGATAAAAGTCCTAGTATATGTTATTATCCAGGAGGTTTTAAACCACCACATGAAGGACATTATGAAGTTGTAAAAGATTTAGCTTCACGTCCTGATGTTACTAAAGTAATAGTATTAATAGGACATAAGGAACGTGGTGGTATAACTAAAGAAATGAGTAAAAAGATTTGGGATTTATATCTTCAAATCCAACCAATGTCTCAAGTGACAGTTAGAATAGCTGAAAATCCATCACCAGTTAAAGATATTTTTTCAATAATGGATGACGATTTAGAATTAAGAGCTAGAGTCGCTGGTACTGACGGTGAAGAAGATATTCAAGGTTATTTTGATTCATTAACTAAAGCATTTGGTGACAGGATTATACCAGTAAAAGTTGAGCCAAAACTAATAACACAAGGAAAAAGAGCATCAGGTACACAAACACGTGAATATATTACTCAACTTAAAAAATCAATTCTTAAGTTACGCTCTATACAAGATAAAAACTCAACAGAATATTCTAAAGCTAGAAATGAATATTTAACTACATATAAAATAGTACAAGGATGTTTTCCTGATTTTGTAACTCAAAAAGGAAAATTTGATGAGGTACTTAATATACTAGGAATACCTGTATTGAATGAAGAAGATTTACAAGAAAATTTATTCACTATAAATTGGTGGAAACAAGTCTTAAAAGAAGAAGAAAATGAAGCAGATGTTATAGATGATTTTATTAAATTCACTACAGAAATTCTTGAATTACAAAAAATACCAAAAATAACTTTTGTAGATGATTCTGAAATAGCTAAAAGTATGCACTCATTAGGAGCCTATAATTCAGGTACTGATGAATTACTTATTGTTAAATCAAATAGATTAACAGCGGATATTTTACGTACATTAGCTCATGAATTAGTTCATTTAAAACAAGATGAATTAGGAATGATAGAACCTGATTCTGGTGAAACAGGATCACCTATTGAAAATGAGGCGAATGCCGCGGCGGGTGTTTTATTAAGACAGTTTGGTAAATATCGTCCTGAAATATTTGAAAAATTAACAGAAGGAGAAGAAAAAAAACAATATAAAATATATTGTGATATGGATGGTGTATTAGTTGATTTTGATAAAGCGTATTTTGACTTAACAGGTGAGAGAGCGAGTTTTAATACTGATCCTAAAAAATTCTGGGAACCAATAAACAAAGCAGGAGCTTCATTTTGGATTAAAATGAAATGGATGCCTGACGGAAAACAACTTTGGAATTATATTAAACCATACAATCCAGAATTATTATCAGCACCTTCATATCAAGAATCATCTAAAATAGGTAAATATATTTGGGTGAAACAAAACATACCAAGCACTAAACTTATATTACGCGCGGCAGATCGTAAACAGGAATTTGCAACACCAAACACTATATTAATTGATGATAGAGCGGATAATATTCAAAGATGGAATGATGCAGGTGGTATAGGAATACACCATACATCAGCTGAAAGTACAATAAAACAATTAAAAGATTTAGGATTGTGATTAAATTAATAGACATATTATTAGAAATTAAAAAAATAACTACAGATCAATCTGTAATTTTTGGTGTTGAACATAATAATATGAATAATGTTAAGCAAGTTATAAATTATGTTATTAAAAATTTTTCACCTGAAGATAAAGTAGTATTTGTAGGAGAAGGAGGAGATGCTAATAATAATTATGTTCCTGGAAGTGAACAAGAAGCTATATATTTAAAATTACAAGATTATTTTAATAATATAGAAAATGATTCTTGGGATGGTGAAGATTTTGATGTAACTAATCCAAATGCTTATGTGTTTAAAATAGTTAAATCAATGACTGGCTTATCAAAAGATCAAACTCAAGCAGCTATATACGCCGCTATGGTAGGCCAAGACCAAGATCCAAATGAAGTTAAATCATTATTAACTCCAAAGGGAATACAATGGTTACAAAAATATAATATTCAAAACCCAGAAAATCCAAATCTACAAGATAAAACATTAATGTATAATTTATCTTTTCCTCAAGATACAGGTTCAGAAACTCAAGAAATTTCGCGAGCTATTGACGCTTACAATAAAGCAAGAGATAAAAATTTAATTAAAAAAATAAAAGAATATGAAAGTAGAGGTTATAAAGTAATAGCATCTGCGGGTAAAGATCATATTGATTTAATAAGTTCGTTATGAGTGAAAATAATTTAAAAAAAGAATTCTCTAAACGTGATGTTCAGAGAATGAGAAACATCATCACCGGTAATGCTGGAAATGCTACTGGTACTCAAATAGGATATTCAAAACAATCTCAAGATTATCAAGAAGGTGATACATGGGAGGAAAATGGTAAACAATGGACTATTAAAAATGGCATTAAACAAACTGTAACTAAATTTGATAAACTCAAAAAATTAGTTACATTCCCTTTAGTATGCCCAGAATGTTCTAAACCAATGAAATCAAATGATTTAAATAGAAAAATGTATACTATCCATACAAAATGTTTTGATTGTGTGGTTGAAATGGAAGCTAAAATTAAAAGAGAAGGAAAGTGGGATGAGTATGAGAAAGGGATGTTGAATAAAAATAAAAACGCTATGGTAGATGATTTTGAAGCATCTATTGAAGAATTTTATAAAATGCAATCCGAATCATATTTTACAGAAGCAGGTGATTTAGAATCATGGAGTGGTGGTAAAATTAATGAGGAAGAGATAAAAAATGTTAAAGAATATATAAAGAAGTTGCGTGAACATGAACTATAAAATATTTATTATTAGTTATTTATAATAATTTTTCACAAATGATAAGTTTATTTACGTTACAGCATATTATTTCTTTCGTATCAGGAGTTATAGTTCCTATTATTGTTGTTTTAATTAATAAAAAAATAGAAGCTAAAAAATTAATAGCAACTGATAAATTAGCTCAAGAGTTACAAACATCTATTATTATAGATAATAAATTAGATTCATTAAAAACTGAATTTAGTGCGGATAGAATATGGATAACACAATTTCATAATGGTGGTCATTATTATCCAACAGGTAAATCAATACAAAAATTTAGTATATTCTATGAAGTAGTTGAATACGGTGTTGATTCAATTAAAATGATGTTCCAAAATATCCCAGTTTCATTATTTTCACGCTCAACTAATCAACTTCTAGAAAAAGATTATATAGCAATTCCAGATTTTAAAGATGAAACAGTAGCTACATATGGTTTAAAATATACCGCTGATGAAACTGGTTGTAAAAGTACTTACATATTTGGTATATTTGATATTAATAATAGAATGATAGGTACATTAGGTGTTGAATATGTTAAGCGTAAAAAAACACTTGAATCTTCTGATATACAAATTCTCGAAATTGAAGCAGCTCAAATAGGTGGTGTACTTCATAATCACTTAATTAAAAATTAATTTATTTATTATTTTGTCAATATTTATGTAGGAAAAAAACTACATAATTATGCCATACACTCGTAAAGGAAACTGTGTTTATAAAGAAACCGGTAAAAAAATGGGCTGTTCTAAAGATGCCTCTGCCGCGGAAAAATACATGAGTGCGTTATACGCCGCTGAAAAAGGAAATATTAAAGAAGGATACGAACCAGAAACAATTGATCCAAACCAACCAGAACTAGCCATAACTGTTGATTTACCTAATCCAACACAGTTAATGGCTAATTTTATTTCAACATTATTCTCATCACGTACACAAGCTCATATCTTCCATTTGCAAGTTAAAGGATTAGGTGCATTTGCAGCTCATAAAGCATTAAATGAATATTATGATGAAATTATAGGTTTAGCTGATGGTATTGCTGAATCATATCAAGGTCGTTATGATATTATCACAGGATATAAAGGTGAAGGACAATGGCTTGAAACTAATGGTGTGATTAAATATTTTGAAGCTCTTTGCATGTATGTTGAAAAAAACCGTGTTTCTCTAGTCCAAGATTCATATATTCAAAATCAAATAGATGAGGTAGTTGCTTTAATTGAGTCAACTAAATACAAATTAATAAATCTTCAGTAATGAGAATTCGCATAAAAGAAGAAGAAGACTTTACACCAATAGAAAAACCAGATGCTCCTAAACCAGCATCTAAGCAATTTCAAATATTAGCATCAATGATCACTAATACTAAAGAAAATGATCAAACTAATATTCTATCTGCTATGCGTGCTTTACCAGGTGTAACAATTGTTAACTCACAAGCTTCCACTCCAGGAGCTAATACAGAAGGACAATTAAGATATCAAACAAATGTAGATATTAAAATTGATACTCATGCTTTAGAAGGCGATGTTAAAGCCGCTATTAAAAAAATTATAGAAGATATTAAAAAAATACCTGGTGTAGTTGAATTTAAAGTATCACCAAAAGCAACAGTAACAAAACCATATTAATATGAAATTAATAGATATTCTAACAGAAGCATTTGCTGCTAATTCAAAACTAGCAAACGCTTTATTGTTTATGAAAAAAAACGCTGAACAAGTATATCAAGATGAACCAGAAATAATGTCAGCTATGAATGACGTGAAATCATCTGGATTATCATCAAAAGATGTATTTACTTTTGCTAGTTTATTTCCAAGAGATAGTTTCAAAGTAGATGATATTCGTAGTGGTAAATTAGAAGCTCAAATAAGTAGAATTTATTTTGGAGGAAGTGCAACAGAAGCTTTAAACAAAGCTAAAGCATTAAAAGCTTTTTTATTAGCATTTGATAATCATCATGGTGGAGATAAAAATTGGTATAAAGGATATTAAAAAATAAAATATGAATCAAATCCAATTAAGAGAACATATTGAAAAAATCATTAACTATGTAGGCCAAGAATATAATCATGGTCCTAAATTAGTTATGAATGAATCTAAAAAACCTGTCTTCATTTCTGAAGGCATGTTTTATCATATCGAGAATAACTTACCACTTAACGAATCAATATATCGTCCTCAATCAGCAATGTTTTTAAAATTATTTGTTGAAGCTAGAAACTTATATAATGATAAGCGTTTAGTATTATGTGAAGCGGATAAATACTATTTTGACAATACAGACATAGGTACATTTGGTGAATATAATGGTATTACAGTACCTTTAGATTTACCTCTAACTGAGGAATTTTTAACAGAAGCATTAAATGAAGAAGATAAAAAACAACCTGCTTTAGGTAAACCAAAGCGTGGTGGTTCTAAGAAGTTTTATGTGTATGTTAAGAAAGGAGATAAAGTAAAAAAAGTATCATTTGGTATGGCAGGTGGAGGATTAAGAGCAAAACTTAACAATCCAGAGGCAAGACGAGCATTTTCAAAAAGAATGAATTGTCCTAAAGCAACAGATAGAACAACAGCTCGTTATTGGAGTTGCCGCTTACCTCGCTACGCTAAATTATTAGGATTTAAAACTACATTTTCAGGATACTGGTAAAAAATAAACAATGAAATTAATAGACATTCTAAAAGAATTAAATGAATTAAGCCTACAAAGAGGTCATGCTAGCCATACATCATCATCTGATTTAAGTATAGAAGGTATGATAACTTTCCTTTCAGCTAAAGGTATGGATAAATATGATTTTGAAGATGACATTAAAAAAAATACTTTAGTTGAACCTTTAATTAATGATCTTTTAGCTAAAACAACCCCAGTAGCTGAAAACGGACAATATAAATTACTTTTAAAAGTACAATCTGGTGAGAGTAAATTTTACTTAATTAATACTCAAGCACCAACAGTTGATATGGTGTTTGTTGGTATCATGAAATTAGAAAAATACGATGAAGGATTTATGTATAATCCACAAACAGCATTTAATTTAAAAATGTTTCAAGTACATTGGTCTAATGTTGGTTTAGGATATAGAGGAAAAGGATTAGGTAAAGTAATGTATACTTTAGTTTATCAATATCTGTCTAGCAAAGGATACGCTATGGCGAGTGACGGCATGTTATTTGAAGGAAGTTCAGGCATGTGGAGAACATATATGCCAGGTATAGCTAAATATTTTGGTGTTATAATGCGTGATATATTATTACCTGTAACTAAAGCTGATGTAGCTGATACTTCATTAGTTGAAAATGCTGATTTAGATGGATTTGTCGCTATGGAAAATCCACCAAAACTTATCCGTAAATTAGCTTATAATGTTGAAGGTTTATCATTTGCTAGAGGTGAATATGGTGTTACAACTATATTTGGAACTGATGTAGAGGAAGAAGCACCAGAATTTTTTGATCAACCATTTATAGATGCTGTTGATGAAGGTGAATTTAATTCACTTAAAGATTTAGTTAAACAAGTTGGTAAATATCATACCATCAAAACAGCTACAGGTAATCCAAAAAATCTTAAATGTTTAATATTATCATTTTCAAATGCTATTATAGCCGCTAAACAAGTAGGAGATAGATTAGTACTTCAAGTAATATAATATGAAAATTAGAATAATAAAAGAAGGCGATGAAAAAAAGATGTTTCCTGTAAGAGGTTACTATAGGCCTGAGTCTAGTTTTCACACTATAAAAGAATGGGAACATATAGCTAAAGAATTTTTAGATTTAGAATCTCAAGGATATGATGTTAGAGGAGGAGAGATAAGTGATAATGATCAATTAACAAAATTAGTTAACAAATATTTTGGCTTTCAATTATATAATGAAACTGAATTATTTCCTCAGTTAACTAAAAAAATGGTGTTAGATTTTATTGAAGATTTTGTAAATCATAGAGTTTGGTCTTTAAAGGATGAATATAAAAGATATATTGTCAATTTAGATAATGATAAAATAGCTTTTTTTTATTCAAGAGGAGCACTTGAACCTTATATATTACTAGATGATCAATTTACTATAGACACTTATGATAGTACTGATATTCAAGTAACATCATATCATTATACAACAGAAGAAGGATATAAAAATATTGTAGATTCTATTGATCAAGGTATTCAAATACCTATTTCAACATTTACTACACAATTTAAAGAATTTTTTAGACCTGAAAGTAATATATTACTAAAGCTAAAAGGTAATTTAGTAGCGGCATTCCAATCAGATGTTAAATCAATATCAACAGATAGAGGTCATAAAGCTGCTAACTTATATAGATTTTCATTCCCAGACCATGAAAACAATTTATGTAGAAATTGGGAAGAATGTCAACAAAATAAAACCTATCTTTGGAATGAAATAATAATGACACCAACAGAAATATTAGATAGGAAAAAAGTTAAAACTAATAATAAAATATGAGTCATCCTTACACTGACTTAGTTGTGACAGATGAATATATAATTCGTGAATTTGACGAAAATATTGATCCAATAGAATTAATGTGGCATCGAGATGATGAGAATAGATTAGTTGAAGCAATAGAACCTACAGATTGGAAAATACAACTTGATAACGAGTTGCCATTAAGTATGGATAAGCCAATATTTATACCACGTCATATGTGGCATAGAGCTATAAAAGGAACAAATAAACTAAAATTGAAAATATACAAATCATGAAAAAATCAGCTTTAAAGCAATTAATTAAAGAAGCTATTGAAGAAGTAAAACCAAAAGTTGAAGAAGAAGTACTTAACGAAGGATTTGCTCCTGAAACAGACGAAATTGGTTCTTTTTTTATTACAGAAATGCCAACATTAAGTTCAACTATAGACGATATAGTATTTGAATGTAAAGATATTGCTTATTTTGCTAATCAAGTTAAAGGTGGTTTATCACCAAATGATGTGGCTGGTGTATTTAAAACTGAAGCTAAAGCTAAAAAATTAGGTGAAAAATTACTTGCTGAACGTGATAAGAAAAAAACTGAAGCTAAAAAAGCAGGTGAAGCTTATAAAAAAATGAAAGAAGAAGCATTAGCTAAAGTACAAGAGTACATGAAAACTAAAGGTAAAACTAAGCAAGTAGTTGATGAGTTAACTGATGTAACCAAATCATAATGAAACGTTCAGAATTAAGAAAAATAATTAAAGAAGCTTACATTGACTTATCTAAAGTTCATGTAGGGGACACTCAAAAAACTCCTGGCGTAACAACTAGAGTATCAGATATAGATCCTGAAACAGGAAAATTATCTTGGGATGTATCTTATGAAGCAGATCCAGAACAAGTATATAAACATTTAGTTGATTTATCAGATCTATTAAAAGACGCACCTAAAAATTCAGAAATGGGTAAAATAGGAGATATAGTTAAAAAACTTAAAAATCAAGTACATCGTTTAATATAAAAATAAGAATTAAATTATTTAAGATAATGCAAGACAATTTCAACATACATGAATGGCGACTTAATCAGGTTATTCAAGAAACCGAAAAAATAAAAGGTAAAGACGGTAAAGGATGTTGGAAAGGATACCGATATAGTGGTACGGAAAATGGTAAAGACAAATGTATTCCTGTAAAAGAAGAAAAACAACTTTGTAATGAATGTGGAGCGGGATATATGGAAGAAGGACAGTGTATGGAATGTGGTTACATGGAGGAAGAAGCTACATTCACAGACAAATATGATGATAATCCTAAATTAACAGGTGGACAAAAAGAATTACCTGATGAAGTGCAAGCAGGAATTTTAAAGAAAGAAGGTATGGATCATGAAGTATCAATGGCTCAAAATAGCCTACAATCTATCATCAGTTCAGCATCTCAACTAATAAATAAAATAGGAAATAACGAGAAGGATTTACCAGGATGGATTCAAGACCATATAACAAACGCTGAAAACTATATTGATCAAGCAAACCAAGGATACCACGAACTATAATGAAAAAAATCAAAATTATAAAATCAAGACCACTCAAAGAAGAAGAGGAAGTAATAGACCAACAACCACAAGATGTTGTTCCTGAACAACCTACTATTACCTTTGAGTCTAATCCTTTAGAATTTATACTTCAAAAATATCCAACGTTAAATAAAACATTAGTTGAATTATTAACTGAGGATTTTAGAGATTATATTACTGGTGTTTATATAATGGCACCAAAACCAACTATATTTAAAGTAGTTTTGCATAATAATCGTAATTTCCATTTAATATTCATGGGTGATAGTAATTATGAAGCTAAAGTAAGTGGTAAAAAATATTGGTTATCTAATGTAGGTGAACTACAAAATGCTACAATGTCTATAGCTGAATTATTAATGCTAGGAACACCTCCATCAACTGAAGGCCCAGCAGAAGAATTACCACCAGCTGAAGGAACAGAAGGACCATCAGAAACACCTGAAGAAACATCTGAAGAAACACCATCTGAAAAAGAAGGAGGAGAAGAAGAAGGTGAATTACCTGAATTGAAAGAATCAATTCAACGATTTAAATCAATTCAACGATTTAAACGTAAATTAACAGAAAGTTTATTATTAGAAGCGCCAAAACGAGAATACGAGATATTAACTCCCGATGCTAAAGAAGTAGCTCAAGTTTTAATTAAAAAATTAGGTATAACTCAAGATCAAATAAAACCTAAATCATCAAATGGTATTGTTATATATGATGATAATAGAAAAAATTTAATTAGTACACTTGAAAAATTAGGAATATACGGTAAACCAAAAGATGAAAATTCAGGTGATTTTAAAGTAGATAATAAAATTAGTATTAATTTTAAACCATTAAAAACAAGTGGTGAATACTATGAATTAAAACCTCAATCTTTAGGTATAACAACAGATCAATTTATTTCCATAAATCAAACTAAAAAGGAATTAATAAATGGTTTAAAAAATCATAAAGCATTAAGTGACGAGCAAAAAGAATTCGCTATAGGTCTTGTAAATGGTAGAAATACATTATCACCTGAAGAAACTAAAGATATATTAGACGATACTGGATTCATAAATGAAGTATTGAAAAATTTAGGAGAAATTGTAGGAGCAATAGAATACGCTAAAAAAGTTAATGGTAATGCTTTATATTTTTTTCTCAAACCTAATGAACCTTTAGTTGATTATAAAGTAAAAACTAACGATAGAATAATAGATGTCAGTGCAAAAACTTCTAAAGGTAAAGGTAATTTAATTAAATTAGGAGATGTTTATGAAAAAATAAAAAATGCTAAACTAAAATTAGATCCAAAATATAAAGAATTTTTTGAAACAACTACAACTAAAAATCCTAGAATTTCTATTGGAGTAATGAATTTAATTAGTAAGTATGGAAGTCCTAATGTTAAAGAACTTTATAGAAAATTTCTAAAAGCAAATCCTGGTTATTTAGATAAAAGTCGTGCTGATGGTAGTAAATATGGATATGATTCACAAACTAGAACTTTTATAGAAAGACAATTTATTAAAGATCTTAATAAAGAATTTGATTTTAATAAGTTATTTCGAAAAGCTATAGATATTCCATATGTTAAATATGATTTTGATAGAAATACCTTAAAACCAACTGTAAAAGTAATTCAAGGTGAAGATTTTAATGTCTATTTAGGTACTAAAAACAGTAAAGGACATGATGGTGAGGGAATTGGTTTTCAATTAGCTTAAATATTTATAATCATAATAAAAAAAATGAAAAGACAAATTAACGAAATTAAAAAGATGCAGCTTTTAGCTGGTTTAATCACTGAAAGTGAATATCAAGAAGAAATAATGAAGAGTGAGGAAACAGTAGATGAAGTATACGGATTTGAAAATGATGATCTTATCTATGATAATATGGTGACTATGGATAAGGAACAACTAATTTCAGATATGTTAAGAACAGCTGAAAAAGATCCATCAACAACTTTAAAAGATTACTTGTTAAAATATGATTCTTCAATAGATGATGATGATGATTTTGATAGTGAAGAAGAAATAATAAATGAAGCTGAAATATCAAATAGTGAAATTTATGAGTATGTATCAAAAAATTATAAACCTTTTATCGCTCCAGGAGTTCAAAAAATGCTAGAAGGATTAGATAAGAAGTTTAATGATCTTGATCCAAAACAACAAAAATTAGTATTTGAAAATGTATCAAAAATAATGAAGTACCAAATGGAAGTTTGGAATAACTAAAAACTAGAACAGATTCATTGCCTGTTCGATTAAATATAAATAATTAGGAGTAGTGGCCCACCCAAAAGGTGGGCCATCTGTTTGCCTGCGCAAGATTAAGATGCTATATTTAATTATTATGAATATATTTTACATAGACTCTGATCCAAAAGTAGCCGCGCGTCAATTAGTAGATGACCACATTCGTAAAATGCAAATCGAAAGTGCTCAAATGTTATGTACAACATTTCATCATTATGGCATAGACGCTCCATATAAAAAAGCTCATTATAATCATCCATCAACTAAATGGGTTCGTGAATCAATTAATCATGTTAAATGGTTATTAGAACATGGTTTAGAAATATGTGATGAATTTGTTGTTAGGTATGGTAAAGAACATGCTACAAGAAAAGTTTTGCTTTGGGTAAAAGATAACTTATCTTTATTAGAAGATAAAATACCATCTACTGAATTTAAAGATCCACCACAATGTATGGATAATATTTATAAAAGTAATAATACATTAGAATCATATCGTAAATTTTATATAGAAGAAAAAATTAAAATTAAAAAACTAAATTATAATAAACTAAATAACACACCAGAATGGATAAAAAAATTGTTATAGTAGGAGCTGGAGTAGCAGGCGTTAATTTCGCTACTAAACTTGTCGATAATGGGTATCCGGGCGAGTTAATAACAATAATTGATAAAGGAAACGATCCTCACAATCGTAAACCAGAGGAAGTTATGACTGGTATGTTAGGAAGTGGAGGCTGGAGTGATGGTAAATTAACATATCACACAGCAATTGGTGGTCAATTATCTAAGTATTGTGGTGAAGAAAAAGCAATGGAATTGATGGATCAAGTTATTAGTAACTTTAGACGCTTTCACCCTAAACCAGAAGAAATATTCTGTTCTGACCCAGTAGCTGAACCAGATTTTATTAAACCATACTTTGGTTTACGTTTATTCCCAGTATGGCATATTGGTAGTAACTATTTACACGAGATTGCTAAAGCATGGTATCAATATTTAGTTGATAAGGATGTTAGGTTTGCTTGGAATACTGAGATAGATGAAATTGACTTTAAAGGACAAATGGTGATTGGTAAACAAGGTAAAGCAGCAATGTTACCATATGATAAATTAATATTCGCAGTAGGTAAATCAGGTATTGACTTTGCACAACAATTATCAGACGACTATAAATTACCAACTGAACCTAAATCAGTTCAAATAGGTGTTCGATTTGAAGCACCACAAAAATATTTTCAGAAATTAATAGACATATCATATGATTTCAAATTATATCAGAAACATGAAAATGTTTCTTTACGTAGCTTTTGTACTAATAATAATGCCGCTTACGTGGCCGTGGAGGAAACATACGGCGATATTACGTACAACGGCCATGCGAAAAAGGGCGAACAATATAGAAACGATATGACC